GTGCTTACCGACACGGCGATTCGAAAAGCGAAGGCGCAGAGCAAGCCTTACAAGCTCTCCGACACTAATGGCCTACACGTCTATGTGACGAAGGCCGGCAGCAAAATTTTCCGGTACCGCTATGAATTTCTAGGCAAGGAAAAGACGCTCGTCATCGGCGATTATCCTGAGATGAGTTTGCTCGAGGCGCGTCGCGCCAGAGACGAAGCGCGCCTGCTGCTCAAATCTGGACGGGACCCGTCGGCGCAGAAGAAGCTAGAAAAGGTCATTCAGCGCTCTGATGCGGAGGCAACGTTCTCGGTCCTCGCAAAAGAGTGGTTCGACCTTGCCAGCACGGTTTGGGCACCAGCTCACGCCAACGAGGTTTGGCGGACCCTGAAACGGGACGTGCTGCCGCACATTGGTGGGCTGCCTATAACGGTGATCGATGCGCCGACCGTCCTCGGAGTGTTGCGGCTGATCGAGAAACGCGGAGCTGTTGAAACGGCAAAGCGTCATCGCCAGCGGATATCTGCCATATTCGTATACGCCATTTCTACCGGCCGAGCGACGAGCGATCCCGCCGCAGTAGTGCAGAGCGCTCTTGTACCGCTTCATAAGGGGAGGCGGCCTGCGCTGACCACTGTCGAGGCGATCAGGCAACTCCTTGCCGATGTTTGTAAAACGCCTGGGCGACCACATGTAAAACTCGCGCTGAAGCTGCTCGCCATCACGGCGGTGCGACCTGGCACTCTCGCGGACACGCCTTGGTCCGAATGGGCCAATCTGGATGAGGATAATCCAGTTTGGCGTATCCCTGCGGCACGCATGAAACTCAAGCTCGAACGAAAGCAAGATGATCTTTATGACCATCTTGTCCCGCTACCACCGCAGGCGCTGGAGATTATCGCTTTATTGCGTCGGCTCACTGGTCGGGGAGAGTACGTTTTTCCGAACCCACGGCGACCGACCCAACCGATGTCTGCAAATGCGATGGGCTACTTTCTTAACCGGGCAGATTATTATGAGAAACATGTGCCGCACGGCTTTCGAGCGTCGTTCTCGTCAATCATGAACGAACGGTACCCGCAAGATCGCCATGTCATCGATTTGATGCTCGCGCACACACCGAAAGATAGGGTGGAAGCGGCTTACAATCGTGCGCTTCACATTGAGCGCCGTAAGGAGCTGGCGCAGATTTATGCTGATCTCGTGCTGGAAGGCGTGCCGTCACTAGAGGAGTTTGTAAACGGGCCTGTGAGGATCAACAAGAAGGGGCCGAACCCGGCCCGTTCAAGAAAAATAAGGGTCATAGTTTAGATTGCTTCGATTGGGTTTAGATGTCGAATCCCTAATGTCCGTTAAATGCTTGGTCAAAAGAGTAAAGTACTCTTTTTGCCAATCTGTGGGTCGCTACGGCTTCCTCGATAGTGGTATTCCGTGTTCCAGCATGAGCAAAATCATGTCGCCAGCTTAGGATCTGTTTGTAGCATGACTCAATGTTCTTACCTATCCTTTGGTCGATTTTCGTTTTTCGCGCATTGAGTATCTTTTTGAATCTGACAGCTATATTATCGTCGAACAGAGAAGAATACTGATGCAGATCACTGATGGAAATTCTACTGTTCAATTTTTTATAGTTATTGAGCGTGAATGTCCCAAAAGCAATGTGATGGCGATTCGCGTAAGCAATTAGAGTCTCTTTGACGCAACTCTCATAAGATGCCGCAATAGTAACAACTAGCAAGCCTGCAAGATCAGCACGAAATTGACTTGCCCCTATCAGGTCACTTGGGACGAATGCCTTCATCTCTTGAACAAGCTGGTCGATACGGTCAAAGTGTACATCCAAATCAGTTTTGCTCATCAGTAAGTATTCTCCGCGCAGCCTCCAAGCGCGCTTTAAGTACTAGAGTGTCGGTTGTTGCGCCGCTGATTACACTCAAAAAGGACTTGTCTTTGAGTAGGATTGGATATCTGGCTTTGAGTTGTGCGGATGTTATGTCCGGGTGTTCTAATAATATTACCATTACTGCTTCCAGTACCGCCGCATTTATAACGCTTTTTGGCCTGAACGGCTTGGATAGTGCAGCGTTGATAATCTTAACTACGTCAGGGAACCTCGTTTGAAACTCTTTTGCCCTATCTGAAGAAAAATCTTTGTTAGTATCCATCTGGTCGTTCAGATACTTAAGCATTGGCTTTTCATACTCGCCCCAGACGCGAAACAGAGCAAATAGTCTTAACAAAAGCTCAATGTCTTTCTGATTTTTGTCTGGCTTTTTAATGCCAAGGATCTGCTGCCAACCGGCCAGTTCATTAAGTTTTTTGAGGCTATCTACAATCTTTCCACGGTACACGGCATTCCGAATTTCTTGGGGCTTGAGTTGCGTGCCACCCGTATTCAGCCGCTGGAATATGTGGAACACGCTGTCGTTACGCAAGCTCGGTTTGAGCTGCTTGATATTGATTGCGCGTAGCGTCGAGTTCCGAAGTTTTCGTTGATCTTTGGGCGAAAGCTCTGAGAAAGTTTTACCGTTGTACTCGGATCGTTCGGAGAGGCCTTTAAGCTTAAACACTTGGCGTTTGCTCTGATTGTCAGGTTCACCAAACAATCCCTCAAAGAAATATTTTACGGACATAATACGTTGCTGGCCGTCGATAACTTCGAGTTGGTCCTCAGCATTTACGTATAGAAATACTTGGGGAACTGGGAGGCCCATCAGGAATGACTCGATCAACCTCGAGGCCTGCTCAATCTTCCAAACGTAACGCCGCTGGTAAAAGGGGATCACTATGTCGCCGCGATTTACCTGGGATGACAGAAGCTCGAGTGTTGGGTCTGACGGTGATACTGATATATCAAACTCTACGAACGGGACCTCGTCTACTTCTTCTTCCGTATCAAGATCGTCATTTTCGATTGCGGGTTTCACTGAGTTGTCTCCGTTCTTAAACCAGACGGCAATCTAGCGTTGATTCTAGTTTAACGCAAAACGGATTCCTTGTCGGTTTGCGCAATCAAGAATCCGATAGCGACTAGGCAAGCCTACTGAACAACGCGTCAGCAAATGGCACGCAGGTCTGTAATGTCATGACCGCTTTCACTGTTGACGGTAGCAATTCTTTTGCAGGTTATAGACCTATACCTTCGCCCAAGGCGCGCTAGCAGCTTATGTTGCCGCGACGGCATCCAGAACTAGAGTAGGTTTCCACCTCGCGACGTCGGCGCATTTAGGAACAACCGCCGGCAGAATGTGGGAGAAGGAATTATTTACAACCTCATAATATACAGAACCACCTGAGCGTGCGACGCGCTGCGCATTCCGATAGTATATGAGGAGCTAATGATTGTTCGTCCTGATCCGCGGGAACTCACTCAAGGGACAATTTTCACCTGCGCAATTGCTGAGAATTATGCCACTTGTGATGTTCGGGGACTGATTATAACGGCACGTTGTGATGTAACTAATAGGAAAGCAGCTATTTTTAGCTATATTCCGATTGTGAAATATCATGATTGGGCACTGAAAGATGGGGCAGAAATTGTCGCCTCTCGTTTGTCAGCCAACAGCTACGGCGAACTTCGAAAGCTGGTTAAGGCAGCGGGATTAGCAGAATCGGTATTAGAAACTATTTCCTATGACGCTATCAAGGCACATCTTGAGACGAACCAGACTAAAGACGGAAAAACGAGATCTAAGAGATTTTCTGAGCATTGGGAAAAAATGCGTGACGCGGAAGCTTTCCTTGCGTCGCACACGACCTCCGAGGCAAGAACAATTATCTCCGAAAATTTGGGCCTCTACCACGGTCTGGTGAAGGAGTTGGTTGGGAACGGGGTGGCTGAATTTCATTATCTGGATGAAGTCGAGTTCGGGAAGGAGCCTTCTGGCCACGTCGCGCTTTTTAGAGAAATTAGGTTTGTGCCGTCACATGTTGCCAGTAAAATTTTGGATGGGATCGACAATAAAGAATTCGCTGTACTGGAGCGTAGTGGAGCAGCGGGTATGCGCTTTCTTACCGAGGACGATTATGCAATGCCGATCGGCTTGCTTAGATCCCCATTTATCGAGTTTCTTATGCAACGGCTGATGAATTTGTTTGGTCGAATTGGAGTAGCGGATTTGAGCCAGCGACGTATCGACGCACTGAAGAATGCATTCTCGGAACCGGAGATTCAAGCGTGATAAAATACGTCGCTATTCGGGCAGACTCGATCTCGGACATAATTTCCGATAGGTCCCTTCAGTCGGCTGACTTTCCGTCCGGGAAAGGTCTGGCATCGTTGATGCGTGGAGCAGACGCAAGTCCCCCGACGCTGAATCTGGGCTGCGAAAATGCTGGTGATGGCCTGTTCGTTTTCGGGAACGATCCTGATGAGAAGAAGTTTGTGGTCTTTGACCTCGTGCAGAGTGGCTTATCTACCGTTCAATCGGACTATGACGTCCTGCAATATGTTCAGCGAACCCTGAGGTTCGCGTTAAAATATTGGACCAAGGCGGTCCGTGCCCCCAACGAGCGAATTGTGAGCGCGAGAACGGCAGTTGTTTTTCCTTTTTCGCTGAGTCAGCGTAATGGCACGCGGATTGCAATCGATTTGAATCCTGATGTCGATCGTCTCGCTAAGCGAGGACAATCTGGAATATACCTGCTCGTATACAAAATAAGTAAGGATGAGGGTGCTGGTGCCGACGAGACATCCCAAACCAATATATTTAGAAAGTTCATCGAAGAAGTTCCTGCTAATCTTGCGGTGAAGAAACCGGCTGCCAGCAGCGGCGTCAATAATATGTCTGAAATCCAGTTCGTGGATGCAATCTTAGAAAAGACAGCGAAGACGGTCGATATCCATCAGTCCTATGAGACGTGGCTAAAGCTCATAACAGAGAGCCAACAACGGGTTATTTTCGGGACACTTGATCATCCCGTGCGAATCGAAGGTCCTGCTGGAACTGGAAAGACGTTGGCGCTCGTACTTAGAGCAATACGCGCACTTAAAGAAGCTGAGAGCACAGACGCCGACGTCCAGGCAATTTTCTTTACGCACAGTGAGGCGACGCGACGGAGTATTACCACGGTAGTCCAGGCGATGGCAGGTGACGACTTTATATCGCACCAACCGCGTAAGAACCGGCTTCGGGTCGAGACCTTGCAAAGTTATTGTGCTGACTTGCTCCAGAATGAGATCGCTTCGACAGAGTTCGTTGACATGGACGCTTACGATGCAAAGCAATTACAACTTTTATATGTGGAAGCGGCTATATCTGAAGTTGAGCCAGAGTTTTCGACTTACGAAAAATTCATGTCTCCCGAGTTTCTAGCGTATTGGCAAAACGAAGCGCCGGAAGTGAAGAACTATCTAGTGCAGCACGAGATTGCTCTCGTAATAAAAGGTCGCGCTTCAGAGAAGCTTGATGTTTATAAAAAAATTGGTCGCGTGAAGAACGGGCTTCCTACTAATTCTGAAGGCGACAAAGCTTTCTTGTGGCGCATATTTGAATCCTATCGCAAGCAGCTTGTCACCGGGGCACAATTCGATACTGATGACGTCGCAATCAGCGCTGTAAGTCAGCTTTCTGCACCTATATGGCGCCGCAGGCGTTTGCGCGAAGGATACGATGCAATTTTTGTTGATGAAACGCACCTCTTCAACATGAACGAGCTGTCGGTATTCCATCACCTCTCTCGTAATGAGCAAATGTTTCCGATTTCGTATGCGGTTGATCGCTCTCAAGCTATTGGTGATCGTGGTTGGGGCGAAGATATCGACGTAACTTCGCTTATTCCGGATGCGACCGGTCGGAGCGCAGAGCAATCCGTCTCAGTAAAAGGCATTTTTAGATGTTCTCCAGATATCGTAAATCTCGCTTTTGCGATTACGTCTTCTGGGGCAACTCTTTTTTCAAATTTCGAAGATCCGATGAGCCTCTCGTACAGCCAGATGAGCTTTGCGGAAGAGAAGCGTTCGAGATTTCCTGAATATAGATCAGTCGCCAATGATGAACTTATGCTAGAGGAAGCGTTTAATATTGTTGAGAACACGTGGTCGGGGCAAAACACTCAGACGACGGCGGCGATCATTACGCTGTCTGACGAATTAATGCATGCACTCATTGGTCACGCCCAAAAAACTAACAGGAAATTTGAAATCATAAAAAGTCGAGGTGACGCGGATGTTGTGAGAAAAGCAGCTGTCGAAAACAAATTTGTTATCTCTCTAGCAGACTATGTAGGCGGGTTGGAATTCGATGAAGTCGTGCTTGTCGGGATAGATGCGGGTCGTGTTCCGCCGACGGATCTCACAACCCAGACAGAGAGCAAAGCTTACCTCGACTTCGCGGCACACAATAGACTGTATGTAGCTGTAACCAGAGCGCGTTTCGCTGTCACCATACTTGGCGTTACTGAGCGTGGGCCAAGCCCCACTTTGAAACTGGCCTTTTCCTCAGATTCGTTGAAGATGGTTTAGCTGCGTGCGACAGAGGCATTGCGTCGCAGCTAATTAATGGTGCTGGTGACTGTGCTGAGAAAATTCGTGGAGCGAACCTGTGGGGTGGTTCTGTACGAAATGGGTTGCCTTGCCATTGACGCGGACCTCGACAGGTCAATATTGCTTTTTCTGGGCATAAGACAAGTCTGTTCTTCTTCATGAAGTCCTCGAGGCCACTGGCTGCTCGGAGGCGGTGAAATAGTGGGTGATAGCTTCGACGAGCCGGTCCCAAGCGCGGTCGTACAATCGATCGATGCGGAGCCACTGGCGTCTACGCGCCGCCATCGTCGTCGTTTTGGTCTTTTCGCTAATTCGCGTGAGCCCACGGCTCCGCTTGTTCAGTGCCTTCCACCGCGCGCGGAACCGGTCAGGCATGGCGCGGTAGCATTTGCCGCAGATGATCCACGTGGAGCCGGGGTGCTTTTCCTGCGCCGCGGTACGGCGGCAATTGGGGTTGATGCAGGCGATGCGGTCAGTCATAGCCGCCCTACCGAATGTTGATAGGTTTCCCAACATTGCGTTGCGGAGACTTCGCCGTCGTCGCCACGGATTTTAACCAAGCGTACACGGCAATGCCGTTCAACTCGGTTTTTCACCTGCACCGAAGGGATTTCATCCAGATAAGTGAGGAAGTTTTGGTAGGCGGTTCGTTTCGATTTAATTCGGTCAGAAAATCGCATGTCGAACTGAGGATAGGTCATGCTGCCAACGCCTTCGGAAACTGGAGATATTCGGTGCCGTAGATTTCGCGGCCGGCGGCCTTCTTGCCCACCCGCACCATTTTGACGGTGCCGAGATTGGTCACGGAGAAAGCGTTGTCGTCGCGGGGCAGATCAACACATGGATAGGCCTGCTTTAGCTTGACGCCCGGGAGCTTGCGCGCCATGTCGTCAGGCACCCACTCGCCCCACTGCTTGAACAGGAACGGGACAGGCCTGCGCCGGTAGCTGCGGAGCGTGCAGGCGTTTTTGATGTCGTCGAGCCACTCTGGATGCATCGGGCGCGCATCCTTGCCGCTCTCGCCGCCGACAATCACCCAATCGATATGATCCAGCCATTCGCGTTTCAGGCGCACGCGGCCGAGTAGTGGTTCCATGCTCAAGCCGATCCATGGCAGGCCGAGACGCTGCTTGAGGTCGATCAGGCGTGGGATATCCCGGTTCGCCTCGCGCTGGTTGGTAATGGAGAACATCAGGCCGATGTGGCGGGGCCAGTGATCGAGCCACGACGTCGGCACCATCTTGGCGACGTTCGCGCCGCGCTTGGTCAACATGATGATGTTGACCCAGCGAGCCTCCTTAGCTTCCAGAAACAGCTCAAGCCGCCAGGCATCGTCCACTTCGTTGTCGAAGACATCGGACATGGACTGCATGAATACTCGCATTAACCGGCCATGCTCGCTGAAAAAGGTTAGCGGCGAACGGCGGTTCAGCGAGCGAAGTAGCGAAACAGCGCTCTTAATCTTCCGCCGCGGCGCGCCCGGTCCCCATTCGCCGGTGCCGCGGAAAGCGTTCCATGCCTCGGCGTAGCAATGATCACACCCGGGCGAGACCTTCGTGCAGCCCCACCAGAAATTCACGGTGGCGTCGCACCACTCGATTGCGGAGGTTTCAGCCATTGGCGGCCCCCGTCAACTCGTCGAACCGCATCATAAACTCCAAGCCAGCCCTTGCCGGGTCCCACGGCACAATCTCGAAATCGTATGGGATGGCCTCGTCTTCTTTGCTCCAACGCTCGCCGCGCCAAGGCAGGAGGTCCCGCCGCTCGGTCGCCAGCATCCGGACGTCAGCTTTTTTGATTTCCAGCGGGTGCGTCATCTCAACGCCGAACTTCTTGAGAATGGCGGCCTCGCACCTTTTCTCGATAGCCTTGAAGCTCGGGTTCAGTGATTTGAGCGGTGCCGTCATATCGCCGCATACCGCCTCGCCAACTTCATGCATCAACGCCTGCATCGCCAGTTCTGGCGCCACGGCGCGGCTCATGCGGACGCAATGCTCTGCGACCGAATAAAACACCCGCACGTTCAAGATGCGGCTATAGCACTGCCCTGCGCAGCGCCCCTCAAAGGCGAGGCCATAGGCAATGTCCTCGAGGGTGATTTCGCAGCTCTCAGGATCGTCGAAATCGAAATAGGTACCGGACCCAAGCAGGATCGTGGGGCCTATCGCTTTCCGAATGGTGCTGTCGCGCAGCCTCTGGATTTCGGCTTCGCTCATCGCGCCACCTCCGTCGGTTCTTCGACGTGCAGCTCGGGCAACCGACCTTCCTCAACCGCTTTGATGATCAGCGGCATGTCTCTGCCGCGAAGCTGAGTGATGAGCCAGCGCCCGCCGGACAGGGGATAGTGATAGAAATCCGGTGCCGCATAGCCGAACTTGGCGCAGACTGCGGTGGGATCGTAGACGTTCACGCTCGACTTCCACGAAAACAGCTTATACGGAATGCCGGCGTGATCTGCGGCCCGCCGCAAGTTCTCGTCGGGGTCATAGTCCGTGCTTAAGCACGCATCGAAATAATAGGTGCCAGGGCGACCGTATTCGTTTGGCTTGCCGGTGGGCTGTCCGTCGTGGTCGCGAAGGAACTTCATATTGGTGACGAGAGCCTCGCGGAATCGCTCGATCGCCTTGTCCAGCTCTGTCTCGCCTGCTGCCGTGTCAGCGTTCATGTAAGCAAGGCCCGCGCCGAAAAATCCGGCCTCGCTATTGTCGCCATTGTTGAACTTTGGATTGCGTAGCGCGCGGCACCACAGCTCGACGGCGCGCTCTATGATGATGTCTGAAACTTTTTCGCGCTCCATGGCTCAATACTCCCCGTATTCGAGGGAGGGATCGAGTTCATCCATGATGAGCTTCGAGCCGCAGGCGTAAGCAGCAAAGATCATCTTCTGGTAGCCCCAATAGGGTGCCATTCCAATTACCTTGCCGACGTCCCGCTTATTGACGGTGAGGCTCGAGATTTTGCCAGCGGCGTCCACATAAAATTGTGTGTCGCATTCGTAGCGTTTACGGATATCGCCATCGGGATCGATGCCGACGTGGTAACAACCAGCGCTCCAATCGCTCTCTTCGATAAAGACCGAGATTTTACCCCACGGGGTGTCTGACTGCTCCTTCGCCTGCTCGGTCATCTTCGCGATGATCTCTGAGAATGCGAGTACCTTTGGTGCGATTTGGAGAAGCTCCTGCATCTCGGAGGCGAGCTTTTCGTTGAGCAGCTCGTTGATGTTTGCGTCCAGCTTCTCGCGCAGTAGTGCCATGACCATCACGCCGTAGGCCGGAACATCGATCTTGTCGCCGATCGACAACGCAGCGCCCACAGCCGTGGTGAGCTGTTTTTTGAGGTTGCCGCCGTAGCGGAACTCGTCGTCAACAGCGCCCTTTATCGCCTCGTCGATCTTCTTGTCGATCAACTGGCGAATATGTTCTTCCGACGTTTTGCGCGTCACTTCCGCCAGAATGTAATCCTGCAGGTTTGCGGTTTCAGTCATTGCTCGTCCTCGAGAACAGAGAGAAAGGAAGGGGCGCTGGCAGCACCCACAGGTGATACATGTCCGCGTCATCGACGATTTCCGCTTGAGGCGGGTAGACCTCGACTGCGGTGGCGTCGGGACCGGCAATCTCGTCTTTGATCCGCTGCATTTCAGGCCACGTCGGCCGCACGCCAGAAAGCGACGTGATAGCCAAGTGGCGCGTGCCATCGGGCAGGGTGCGATCCAGCACGCTGAACACGTTGTTCCGGTGCGCCGTGGTGATATCGGCGGTCCATCCGTGCGAATGGACGGTGCCGTGGGGAAATCTGAGCGTTTCCCACTTGGTCCATTTGCCGGCACGGCGGGCGATACCTTCGTCGCGCAGGATCAGGCGGCGATTCCGCCGGGGCATGTCGTCGAAGGTGGAATAGCTCATGCCGCCACCTTGTCGATGTTCGCGTGGATCGTGACGAAGGTGTAGGCAATGACCCACGGGTTCTGCGACCATGCGCCTTCGCCGTTGATCCGGTCCCAAAGCATCTGGAACACCTCCCGGGGATTGTGAGAGGCTTGGCCGAAATACTGGTCGCCTTTCTCGACGACATAGCTGCCCGTTGCCGGTAGCTTTTGCAGCCCCTCGGCGCGGGAGTCGTCGGCGCTGATGTCATGCAGACGCTCGACCTTGACGTTCTTCACCTCGAGCGTCAGGCGGGAATGCTTCTTGAACATGAAGCGGGCGGTGCGCTTGTGCCATGCCGGGGTGTGAGGATCTTCGTTGTGCATCCCGCGGCGGAAAACCTCGGGGGCATCGAAAAGAACCGCAGACGAATCCTCGACGAACTGCCATTTCTGTTTGCCCCGCTTGGTCTTTGCCGTGCCCTTCGGTTCCCAATGGCCGTAGCGATAGTGGGTTTCGCACACATAGAAGCGGTCGCCGACCGCAACGCGGGGACGGAAAGGAGGCGACGAAACTTTTCTGCCCCGTGCATCTGCGACGGTGAAAAAGGCCACATCGTTCGGGAGCGGACTATCGCCGACAGCGACGATGTATGGCTCAATGATGCGCCGCGTCTGCGTCTTACGACCGGCCAGAAGGGCGCGAACCATTTCGCGACTGAACAGGATGGGGCGGTCAGTCATAGACTTCCACCATCTTGTCGTCAGGGCTGCCGCCGGCGGCGATATGGGCGTCAAACGCCGCGCGAAGGTTCTCCGGCGTCGATGGGCTCTCGTCAACGAGATCAACGAAGCCCTCGGGCTCGTCGATCATAGACTGATAGGTGGGTGCGCACTCGAAACACCGAGGCTCTATCCCAGCGTGGTACTGATCGCCCGGGAAAATCGGTGCGTCGCAGGCCTCGCACAAGAAGGCGTCGCCGTTCAGGCACTCCTCCACCACGGCCTGAAACTCGGTCTGCGCCTCGAGCCATTCCTGCTGGGTGTGTTCGACGAGCTGGTAGCGCTGTTTGTCCAGCAGTTCGACGCGCTCATTGGCCTCGGCCCAGCGCTTTCTCAGGTCCTCGTGCGTCATGCCGCACCGCCGTTCTTATACTGGCGGCGCAGGGCAATAAACGCGATCATAAAGGCAACGTCGGCAATCGTTGGGGGTGCAAAATAGCCTGGATATGCGAGCTTTGCGACGAAATAACCAAGGACGAGGACAATGGTCACGGCAATGACATCGAGGCATGCCAAGAATAAAGCCTTCATGCCGCACCGCCTTCCGCCGGCGCAGCTTCGCCAATGGTGCCGAGGATCGGTATAGCGACTTCGAAGTCGATCAGGGTTCTGTAATCCTTACCCTCATCGCGGTTCTCATCGCTCTGTACGGCGAGCTGCGCCGTCGATCGGTCGAAATCCTTGACCGTGCCGGCTCGAAGCCAAGGGGTGCAGACACGATCACCGACATTGAAGGGGATTTTTACGTTGTAGAGCGTGACCCACGCGCGAACCACATGTTGATGCGCGCTGTGAATGTCCAGCCTGTCCAAGCATTCGACAAGAGCACTATCAGGTTCCCAGCCGTAACGCTCCTCCAGCTCTTTGGCGTATCCGTAGCCATTGTTATCGATGCAATCCGTCAGCTGGGATTTCAAATCCTTCGGCTGGAACTGTGCGCGAAGGTCTATCCATTCTTGGACCGGCTTCAACAACCTCTCAACCGCCCGTTCGACCACGACGGCATCGTGGTATTTGGGCCGAGGGGGGATTTTCACTATTTCCGTCATATCAAACTCCATGACCTGTTCGGGAAACCCCGCCGAACGCAGGCGGGGAAACCAGAGCGGGTCAGTTTTTTAGGTTGAGGAAGGGGACTGCGGAGCCGGGAACGAAGGTTTGCGGTAGAGCGCCGTTCCAGCGCTCGGCCTTCGTGAGTTCGACGAGGTTAGGAGATTGGGCCAACGCGTCGGATTTAGCTTTGATTGCGGAGGCCTCCGCATCGCCCTGCAAGCGAACCGCTTCCGCATTAGCTTTAGCGGTAGCGAGCTGGCTGTCGGCCTGCGCCTGGGCTTGCGTAACTGCGATTTGTGCCAGCACTTTCTCGCGCTCAAGCTTCTGCTTTTCGGTTTGCACCAGCATTTCGGCCTTTGCCCGGTCTTCCGCCGCACGCTCGACCGCATCGGAGAAATTGATATTCTCGATGTTTACGCCTTCCACCTTCACCAAGCCCTCGCCGAGATTTGCGAGCGCCTTTGCCACTTCGGTATTTAGCCGCGCTCTTTCGCGGATTGCGGTGTCCGCCGTGAACGTGCCGAAGACGTTCTTGATCTGCTCACGCGCCTGTCTGGTAAGCGCGCGGCTCTCGAAGCCCTCAAGGGTTTGAAACTCGCGATAGAGCGTCGAGATTTCGATATCGGACGGCACAGCCGCATAGTTTATCGAAAAAGTGACGTTGGCCGTCTGCCGGTCGGCGGTGTAAACCGGCTCTTCCTTAAATTCGACGGCTTGAGTGCGAACGCTGATCACATGGACGTCGTCGAGGAAGGGCGTTTTCCAATGGAAGCCAGGTCCAGAAACCGAAACGATCTTGCCCTGATTGACAACGACTGAGCGCTCGCCCTCGTCTACGGTGTAAAATGAACCGCCCGTTAGAGACAGCGCGAAAACGACAACAAAAAACGCCAGCACGGCGCCAACAATCTGCGATGGCCGCATATTATTCCTCCTTTTGATTTTTGCGATTTGAGAGGATTTGGACAGCCTTGATGGTGCCAAGCCCGAAGATGAGAGCTACAACAATCGCCCCCACGACTTTGAGAAACATTTCAGTATCCTTCGTTAATTAACTCAATGAGTTACGGAGCGATATGAAGGTAGTAGATTAAGTGTCCTCGGAGCAACCGCGCGCCGCGACGAGTTCGATCACGCCAAGAAGCTGGCGACGGGCTTTGCCGTCTCCGATTTTCATCCAGAGACGAGCGAGGCGGACGCCGTCGTGGCTCTGCATGAAAGCAATGGCCTCGTCTTTTTCGACGTTGTTGGACACTCCGTGAGACGGAGCATCTTCGAAGAAATAGGCGGGGCTGACACCAAGAGTGTCGGCGATCTGCTGCAACCGGCTCGCGCCGACGCGGTTTGAGCCCTTTTCGTATTTCTGGACCTGCTGGAACGTGATGCCGAGGGCGTCGCCCAGCTTCTCTTGGCTCATGCCCACGACCTTACGGCGCGAACGGATCAGTGCGCCGACATGGACGTCCACTGCGTTGGGCTTCTTTGCGTGCTGTGCGGTATCGAGCATTTCAATCTCCTTGAGTGAGGCCCATGCGGGCGCGGTGGTGATGATCGTCAGCCGCGGCGTGGCGCAGCATTCCTTGGCGTATCGCCTCGACGTGGTTGAGTTGGTTGCGGCGCTGGAGCGCGCGATGGGCGCGGCCGATCAGCCAGCCCAGCCCGAAAGCCGAGACCGCAAAAAACAGGCTGCCGAGCAGCGTCACGGGGGCGGAAAGGTCAGGCAGCATTTTCGAACTCCGGAAATTCAATCTCCGGCCGCGTCATCTTGCGGATGCGCCGCTTGTCGATCAGCTGCATGATGTGCATCACCGGCCCGCGGCGGTGCTGGTGGTGGAACCGGAACCAAGCGAAATTGTCCTTGCTGTCGTGTTCCGTCTCGGAGAACCAGCGCACGCGGCCGATCGGCACGATGTCGGTGCACATCGGCATAAATTTCGCGCTCTGCAGGTTGAACGCGAAGTCCGCTTCCAGAAGCAGCCAGGTCGGCGCGATCCTCATGAACCGCTCGATCATCGCCTCGAGGATTTCCCAAGTGTACGGCGGGTTGGTGATGATGACATCGGGACGCGCATGCTCCAGCCACGGGTCGGTCAGAGCATCAACGCCGTCTTGAATGTCGCCGCTGTGGACGCACGACAGGTCAAAGCTTTCCAGCCAGCGGATCAACCGACCATCGGCGCGGCACGGTTCGGCGAACGTCTCCACTCCCTCGAGGAACCTGCGCAGCGGCAGGGCGGCCTCATAGGGTGTCAGATACATGTCGTGCTTGTTGCGGGGGAAATTGGAATGCTTGCTCACGTCAGTTCGCCCTCTCGCCGTAGAGAGGAGCGAGCACGGCACCGATGGCATGATCGACATCGATTTCATCGATCGCGCCGGCAAACTCATAGAGGGCTGCCATCGGCTCAGCGAAGTTCCGCGCCGGATAATCGACGACAATGGCGAGGTTCCAGAGTGGCGCGTCGGGGTACAGCAAGCGCAAAGCTCTGTAGGCGATCAGCTTCTGGATGATGGCGGACGCTGAAAGCGCTGCCGCGGCGTCGAGTGCGATGGCGGCCGCGTCACGATACGGAGGCAACTGGCTCATGCAGCGTTCCCGAAGATCGCCTGCATCATATCCATGCGGTTCTGCAACAGCAGATCCTCAATCATGTCCTTCTTGTATAGCGACGTCGGGGCACGTTCCTGCCAGAGAATGACGTTGGCCGCGGCATCGCCTTCGGCCGCATCGTTCAGCACATCGAAGCAATCGGCCGCGCCCGGTTCGTACCGGGCATTGGTGGTGCGTCCGTCGTCGCAGATCATGGCGCCACCGCATGCCGAGCAGCTGTCAGGAAAGAAGTGGTTGAGACGCTCGACGAGGCCGCAGTTGGTGCAGGTCCAAAGTTTCATCGCACACCTCAGCGGTTCAAGGTGGCGTGGCACGTCGTGGCAGACGCGGTGCAGCGGCTCATGCCGTCATCGGCGTGGAAAATCAGGGCAAGCGATATCGCTCCCGCAAAAGCAAGCAGGCTTCGCATTCGTCTATCTCCATCGGCTAATCCGGTCGCGGCGAAGCAACCTTCGATGGAGTTGAGGCTACAAGCAAACTAGTTACTATGTCAACTAGGAAACTAGTGATGATAGTAAATTGAATTGTGACATGAGAATCAGTGCCTGCTTTTCAGCGAGGAACGCCGTGTGCATCCATGATGAGAAATACGCAGGTGCCGCGCTGGATATCATCGTCGATCGCATCGCACCGGCTCCTGTCCGAATGCAGGAAAGCTTTCCACCGCTTGGCGTACTCGGCTGGGCGAATATTGAGCCGGCGGGCTTCTCGGTCCTGAAACGGAACCTGCTTATGCGGAACAGAAAGCTTGAAACGTCTCAACTCGTCGGGAGTGAAGATGTGCATATTATCGGGGGAGGTGCTTGACGATATCTCAATGACTTCGCTGGAGACACCCATTTCGCGGGCGAACTTGAAAAGCTCCGAAGTGGAGAATTGCGTAAAACCCTGAGAGGTGGATCGTTCGTTGCCGCCATAGAATTGGTGGCCGCCCAGCTCTCCCTTGGGGTAGACGAAACGCTGCTCGCCACCCATGAACGCAAAGAGACAGGCGGAAACGCACTCTTCGCCAGGACGCACGTAGGTTGAGAAGCCGCGATAGCGCAATATGCGTCCCATCAGGACGCCTTCCCACAGTGAGCCTCCTGGGGAATTGAACGCTATTGTTCTCGAATCGATCTTGCCGGAAAGCAGAAGCTGCTCAAGCCGCTCAGTATCACCCTCGTCGATCCTGCCTTGCAGCAAGACATAGGAGCTGCCATCGGCCCTGGTTTTCTCAAGGAAATCAGCCGCAACAGCCGTACCAACGACGGTGCAGGCTAGAAATGCGGCTGACAGAAGGCGCAGCATTAAAGCTCCATGATCGAACGATAGACGCGGCCGATTATCGTGGGCGTGTTGTCTGGAAACAGCGTTGCGAAATCCTCAGTCGAAACGGGCTCGAAGCGGTCTGGATCAGGGCGGTAACGCTTGAACGTCGCGTTACCTTCTCCATCATCAATCACGTAGCACTTCTTCGAAACAAGGGTCTTGTCTCTCCTGTTGACGATGATCGTGCTGCCGTCAGGCGATATCCTGTTCATCGACTCGCCGCTAACCCTGAGAGCGATCCAGTCGCCCGGGGGGAGGTCGGTAAAGTGCAACGTCGCGAGACGATCTACGCCAACGTCTTGCTGCATCAAGCCGCCAGCACTCACCCATGTCACCAAAGGAACGGCGATGGTGGGAATGCCGGACATGTCTGGCATGTATGCGCTGTCTATCTCATGCACCGGCACTCCGAGCGCGAAGGCGAGCCCCGGCAATTCGGTCGTTGAAAAGTTTTTGTTGTTCTCGAGCTGGGAGACGAGCTGCTGGCTCACCCCGGCCTTCTCCGCCAATGCTGCCTGAGACAGCCCTGCCGCTTTGCGTAAACGCCTGAGATTTTCTGCGATTGTTGCCATGTGGTCAGTTTACCAATGCGCTAGTAAAAACACACACAAGGAAACTAGTTGACGGCGCGACGCGGAATCACTAGTTTCCTTGTATGTCAGATTTTCGCCCACATATTCGACGCGCCATAGAAGTTGTAGGCAGCCAGGAAAAGCTTGCCGAGAGGGCAGGTTGTTCCCAGCAGCAGATCTCGTGGTTGCTGACTCGAGCGAAGAAAATAAGCGCCGAACATGCCGTATGTTTTGAGCAGGCGACTGACGGCGCAGTGACCCGTAACGATCTGCGACCCGATCTATTCCCGGTTCGGGGAGCCGATGCCGCATGACGTCGCCTTCCGCACTACTTCCGACGAACGATCCGCGCCAGATTATCGGCTGCGATTTCAGCTCCGGCCCGGACGAAACCGCCTTTGTGCTTTGTTCGATCGACGCGGACGGCAAATTCCGCGCTGGGCCTCTCGATGTGGATGGCCTTGCTCGCGTCACGGTCGAAGGCATCGTTCCGCATGCGCCGAGCCGTCCTTTCGAACCCAATCGTTTCAGCAAGTCCCGGGGGCGCATATGACCATCATCCAATTCCCAATCCCAGCCTCGGCCAATGTCCCCGGCCGTCGCATCACCGAAGCGGCAGGTATTGCGTCCGCTTCGGTGCCCCATTCCCGCCATTCCGCATCCCTGCGGCCCTCGTGGCTGGCCATGATCGCGATCACTATCCGCAACTCCTTTCGCTTGATTGCCCAGCCCACGCATTCCTCTGCCTCTTTCGTTCGCACCGATCGAGGCGTTCTCGGTTTCTCCGAAGAGGACCCCCGACGCTTTGACAATGTCACGCCACGGCGTCTCGCTTCCGCAGGGAAAAACCCGCAACGTTGCGGGACAGGTTCATCACCTCTGTTCGATGTGACTGGCCTGATTGACTGGCTGCGTAAGAAGTTCCCCCGCGCCACGACGTACCACGTCGAGGCAAAGACGGGGATTCCCGCGGCCAGCGTAGAGAACTGGCTGCACCGGCGCTCTCAGCCGTCGGTGCAGCATTTCTCGATCCTTATCGCAGTGTTCGGTCCCGAGCTGCTCGCCGCGTCGATTAAGAGGCCGCCGAGCTGGGTGTCGGAGGCGGTGCAGAAACAGCGTCGCCGCGAGATCGACGCGCAGATTGAAATGCTCCAGCGCGAGCGCGACAAGTTCGACGAGGTAGCCTGATGAACTATCGATTGCCACGAACGTCGGTCGATAGCCTGGCTAAAGCCACCGAAGAACGTCTGATCCGAGAGAAGATGGCCGCGGCGCGCGAGACACCCATGTCGGATCAGGCCATCATCGATCATCTCGACAAGATGGCGCGCAGCAAGATTTGGTGGATCGATACCAACTCGCAGGGGCGAAACGCTCGTCCCGCTGCCGACATCGCGACCCAGCGGCTTCATTTGGCCGCTCTGGTGAAGGCCCGCGACCTCCTGAGAAAAGGGAGCGGTAATGCAACCGAGAGCGGCGGATGATCCTGAACGGGTGAGCTTTCACGCCGTCGCGCGGTACGTGCAGCGCATTTTGCACATCGATGTTTCGGAAGAATTTGAGACTGAAAAGGCGAGGGCGCAAGCCCATGCCAGTGCTGCCGGCATGTCGATCGACGAGGTGAGGGCGCTGATATGGACCAAGGGGCTTTCCACTGCGGCACAGTTTGGTCTGACGTCGTTCGACAACCGCCACTTTGCGGCTCGTATCGCCCAGCCCGGCGGCGTCGTCGTCACGATCTTCACCCCGCGGTGCCGCGGTAGCGGCAAGCTCAGGGTCCTTTCCGACAACGAACTGAAACAGAAGGCCCACCGGCTGAACCGGCGGGCGGAAGCGCGGCGTGACACGCTGCAAAGCCTCGAAGGAGCCGACAGTTGACTATTTCCAGCGAACTTGCCCAGGGCAACATGAAGAACGCGGCACGCGCCGTTACCAACGCAGCGATCGGGAAGGCGCATAACCCGCCACTCTCGGGTCAGTCCGAAGCCTTTTCCCGCGAGGAGACCGGCGAAGCCACTGTCGAAGGTGTTGCCGCGGCCGAGCTGCGTTCCATCATCGAGCGCATTGAGCGACTCGAGGAGGAGAAGTCCGCCATTTCCGACGACATCAAGGACGTCATCGGGGAGGCGAAGGGCAGGGGCTACGACACCAAGGCGATCCGCACCATCATCCGCTTGCGCAAGAAAGACGCCAACGAGCGTATCGAGGAGGAAACCATCCTCCAGACGTACATGGCCGCCCTCGGGATGGAGTGAGCCATGCAGCAGGAATGGAAAGAACTGAACGCCGACGAGCGTTGTGCCGCGATCAAAGCAATCTACTTCAAGACCAAGGGGACCGGGAAAGAGATCGCGTACGCGCTTTCACAGCAGTTCCGCGTCACAATTTCACGCAGCTCCGTCATCTCGCACTATAACCGCCACGCTTCCAAACTCGTTGATGTACCGCTTACCGGCACACCGAACCGGTCAACGAAGTCCGGTGCCACCGGTGGGAATAAGCTTTCTCTGCCGAAACCGGTGAAGGAACCGGTCAAACTAAAGAAACCGTCCGGACTGCTCTTGCGCAGCGGCGGCCATTTCGCGCAGCCGGTCTTGGTAAAGCCAGCCGCGACGCCACCGGTGCTTGAACAGCCGTTGACCGCGCCCGAGCCGCTGCGTCTCAAGCTTCACCAGCTCGAGCGCAACCAGTGCCGCTGGCCCGTTGAAGGCGATCGCGAGAATACCCTGTTCTGCGGTGCTGTGACCGACGAGCAGGAATCGTACTGCCCCTGCCACCGCAAAATGTCGATCGGCATCGGCTCGAGGGCCGAACGTGACGCACTCCGGCGGAGGAAGGCGGCATGATCGTCTGGAAAGAAGAACAGCATCGCATCCTTGCCGTGTGTGGCGATATCGATGTTGGCGCCGTGTTTCGCTCCATCACCGGCCGATATTTCCGGTACCGCGTTTGGGTTGGCCCGACGAGGAACCCTGCGGACGGCGGAGCGAGCTCAGAGGAGAAGGCGAAGCAAGCCGTCGCTGATCGCTTCTACGCGTTCCTCGCTGCTGCCAAATTGCAGCCGGTGCCGGTACCGCCGGATGACATGCCGCTGATCGAGATACTTGCCAAGGCGACGAAGGAGGAACGGCAGGATTGGCTCCTGCGGTGCCCGCTGATGTTGCTCGCGCGGATCGGTGCACAGGCCTCGGAGATATTCGCCCAGCACGGCGAGCATTGGGCGGTGAGCTACATCGACGGAATGGTAGCAAAGCTTCACCAGACGCGACGCGCCACCGTGATCTTTGAAAGTCCTCGCTGCACCCATTTCAGCAAGGCGAAAGGCGGTGCGGCATGAACGCTCCGTTCCGTCCCTCCAACTTCTTCAACCTCGACAATCGAATGACCGTGGTTCTTTTCGCCGGCATGGGCGGGGGATGCGACGGGCTCGAGGAGGCGGGGTTCCACGTCCACCTGGCTATCAATCACGATCCTATCGCGGTCGCGGTTCACCAGAAGCGCCACCCTCACACCAAGCACCTGCGCTGTGACGTGTTCGAAGTCTGCCCAAAGGAAGCAACGAAGGGCCGCGGCGTCCGCGTCCTGCACGCCAGCCCCGATTGCACCCATTTCAGCGTTGCCAAGGGCGGCAAGCCCGTTTCGAAGCGTCGGCGCTCTCTGGCGTGGGTTGTCTGCCGCTGGGCCGGTACCGTCCGCCCCGAAACGATCACGCTCGAGAACGTCAAGGAAATCCAGACGTGGGGCCCGCTGATCGCAAAACGCTGCGAAAAGACCGGGCGCGTCATGAAGCTGGATAAGACAGTCGCCGCGAAGGGCGAGCGCGTTCCAATCGAGCAGCAATGGCTTATTCCGGACCCGCGTCACAAGGGCCGTATCTGGAAAGCGTGGCTCAAGCACATGCACGGCCTCGGCTACAGCTATGACGGCAGGGTGCTGAACTGCGCCGACTTTGGCATTCACACCATTCGCACCCGGTATTTCGGTGTCGCCCAGGCGGACGGCTCGCCCATCGTCTGGCCCGAGCGGACCCATGCGCCGCGGAAGATCGCGAAGAAGCTTGGTCTGAAACCGTGGCTTGGGGTTCATGAGGTCATTGACTGGCTGTTGCCCGTGAAATCGATCTTTGGCCGCGCCAAGGAACTGGCCGACGCAACGAAGCGTCGCACCGCCCGCGGCGTGATGCGCTACGTCATCAATGCGGCACGGCCATTCATCGTACCAATCACGCACTCCGGTCATGACCGGGTGCATTCCGTCGATGAACCGCTGCGCACCATTACCACGGCGCACCGCGGCGAGCTGAGTGTGGCAGTGCCGCATTTCGGCGTGATGCGCAATTCGCGAAATCCTATGTACGGTGCCGAAGATCCGGCGCACGCCTTCACCGCCGGCGGGGCAAATCATGCGCTTGTCTCGGCCACCATGATTCAGTCAGGCTATGGAGAGCGTGTCGGGCAAAGCCCTCGAATTCTAGACATTGAGGAACCGGCAGCCACACAGGTGGCCAGCGGCTCGAAGGCGGCTGTAATAGCTGCCAGTCTACAGAGACAGTTCGGTGAAAGCATCGGTGCAGACGTCGAAGAACCAGCGCCGGTTTTCACCCCGGGTGGATCAGGTAAAAGCGCCTTGGTCGCCGCTTTCATGGCCCAGCACAACGACGGGCCGAGAGCAGGCGATAACGTTCGCTCCGTTGATGACCCGGCCTCGACGATCACGACGTCAGGTTCGCAACAGGGCGTGGTCGCGGCTCACATGCTGGCGCTACGCGGCACCAACAAGGAAGGTCGCGACGCCCGGGACCCCGCCGCCACGATCACGGCTGGCGGGAACCACGCCGGCCTCGTCCTCGGGTTCCTCCAAGCCTATTACTCGGGCAATGGCGGTTATGAGCAGACCCTAGACGATCCGCTGGGTGCACTGACGCAGAAGGCGCGGCACGGCCTCGTCACGGTGAAGGTGAAAGGTGCCGAGTATATCCTGACGGATATCGGGATGCGCATGCTCGAGCCAGAGGAAGGCGCAGCGGCACACGGTTTCAAGAAGGGTTCGCTGCCCGACACCATTACGCTCGACGGCAAAGAGGTACGGCTGACCAAGACGCAGAAATACCATCTCGTCGGCAATAGCGTGCCCCCCAAGATGATCCGGCTGCTGGCCGAACATAACGTGAGGCGGGAATTTGCGGAGGCGGCCGAGTGACACGCCTCCCAGCATCAACCTACAGGAAGAACACGAAGCCGAAGAAGCGCGTCACCATGGCGCGCCGAAACGCCAAGAGGGACGCTGCCGAGCCCGAAATCGTGAAAACGCTCGAGGCGTTCGGCATGAGCGTCTTTCTCCTGCACGAACCTACCGATGCGATTGTCGGCTATCGCGGCATAACCCATGTCGTCGAGTTTAAATCAGGACGCAAAGGCTACGGCGCTGCGCTGAACGACAATCAGCAGGCCTTCGCCGATGCCTGGCGCGGATCCGCCGTCGTCACGCTGCACAGCGTCGATGAAGCAGTGGTGTGGGCCCAGCAGGTCAGCAGGGGGCAGCCATGACGAGCAAGCTCCAGCAGGCCGTTGCCGATCTGATGCAGAACGAAATCGAACAGTTCGCCGCGTGGTGCGCCAAGGAGTGGACCATCACGCCCGAGCTTTTCAAATCTGACAACGTGTTCGACACGAAGCCGGAAGGCTATCGCGAGGGCTATAACGCCGCGCTGGAAAGCCTTTCGCTCGCGCTCGAGATGTATCTGGAGAGCAAGCCATGACGCGCTCTTTCGACGAACAGGAAATCCGCAACGCCGTCGTGTTCCGCCTCCGCCAGCTAATGCCCGGTGCCCGCATCGTGCACGAGCTGAACGTCGCAGGGCAGGGAACGAACCGGATCGACGTCGCCGCGATCGGTACCGAGCATATCGTGGCGGTGGAGATTAAGTCCCGCAAGGACGTGCTGAAACGGCTCGAGGAACAGTGGAAAGCGTTCAATGAGGTTTCCCACCTCGTCATCGTCGCGGCCCACGAGAAGCATTTCGCCGATTTCCGAGAAGCGTATTGGAGTGATGACCATCCGCCGGAGCGCCGGCTTAATCATCCTCTATTTTTGGGCAGATGGGCGACACGCAAAAACGTCTGGCGCTACCCGAAGCCCGAGAAAAGCGATTGGGTGTATGGCCGCCATGACGATGCGTGGTCATTTGATCGCTTCAAGGATCTGTCTCGAATCCCCCGCGCCACGTCGATGCTCGAGATGCTTTGGGCCGCAGAGCTGCAAGCCGAGTGCCGGCGTCACCTCATCTCGTGTTCGCAGCGATCGACACGCGGCGTGATGATCCGCGACCTGGCTTGGAACCTCTCCGGCAAGGAAGTCACCCACGCCGTGTGCCGTCAACTGCGCCAGCGCGCGTTCGCAGAGGCCGATGCCTCCATTTACCCCGATCAGCCTGCCGCCGCCTCCCAGCCGGCGCAGGAGCCGCTTTCTCTGCCATTTGAAGGAACGACAGCATGAGCCGCCGTACCATGCCCTACCACCGCCGTTATCACGGCGACGCCCTACAGGGCTATCGCAAGCTCACCCTCGAGCAGCGCGGCGCATACACGACCATTCTTGACCTGATCTATGACGAGGGCGGCCCCATCGACAACAACGAACGTTGGCTCGCCGGGGCATGGAATTGCTCTCTCCGGAAGGCTCGCGCGTTGCTCGCCGAACTGATCGAACTGCGCAAAATTTACATCACCAGAGACGGCAAAATCAGCAATCACCGGGCCGAACAGGAAATCGGAAACGCGCTGAAAATCTCGCGAAAACGCGCTGAAAACGGATCGAAACGCAAAGATAATTCGTCCGAGAAGTCCGAAAAGATCAATAAAAACAGTGACGCGGTAAAGCAATTGCTCAACAAATGCGCTGTAATACCAGTACCAGAGCCATATAAGAATAATAATAACACTACAGTAGATGAGGATAGGCAGGTTTCGAGGGAGGTGCTGGACCGTTGGGCCTCTGGCGATCCACCGTATCGCCCGCTCGTCCCCAACCGTTTAATCGACAGCCTTGATCGTCGAACCGGCTCCGGTGCCGTTGCTGCACTTGCCGCGAGCAGGGCAAGGCGGGGAGGTGGCCGATGACGCGCCCGCCTCGCAAGGCCGTGAAGGGTGGCGTTGACGCCCCGAAGCCAAAGAAAACCCGCAAGAAGAAACCGAACCCCGCAGAGGCCGTGACGCCAGAGGTCAAGCACGGCGCAGCTTGGGACGAGCGCTTTGTCGCCACCGCCAAGAAGCTCGTCGAGTATGGCGCCAGCGATGAGGAAATCGCGGAAGCGCTGGGCTGCGACATGGAGGAGATGGCTTGGTGGCGCGAGGAGCATCCCGCGTTCGACAAGGCGTTTTACCGTGATCCTCGTGGCGTTGGTCGCCCCTCGATTTGGGATGACAAGTTCGTCGATATCGCCAAAGCCATGGCCAAACTCGGCGCGATCGACATGGACATCGCCAACGCCCTGGGCTGCAACATCCGGACCTTGCATCGCTGGAAGATCGAGCATCCCGAGTTCGCAGAAGCGCTCGAGGTTGGCAAGGACGAGGCGGACACCATCGTCGAGCAGAGCCTGTTCCGCCGCGCCACGGGCTACACCTTCGATAGCGAGAAGATTGTCACTGCCGGTGGCGTGGTGCAGCGCATCGAGACGATGGAGCATGTCCCGCCAGATACCACCGCCGCAATCTTCTGGCTCAAGAACCGTAAGGGCACCGACTGGCGCGACACCAAGAACCTGAAACACGATGTGGAGAAAGACAGCCCGCTAGCTGGTTTCTTCGCGCAGCTCGGCAACAGCACTCTCCAGCCCGTCGAGGATGCCCCCGACGAGACCGCTCCGAACGCAATAACGCCCTCCGATGACGACGGCAGCGAGGGCGACGACGCGTAATGTATGAGCATTTGAGTGGCATGACTGAGGAACAGTTCCTTGAAAAGCTCAAGGACCCTCACTGGCGTCTACGCAACCTCTATTACATCCTCGACAAATACAATCAGACGGTACTGTTCCGGCCCAACGAGGCGCAGGAGAAATTCCTGAAGCGGATATGGCACAGGAATATTGTGCCGAAGGCGCGCCAGCGCGGCTTTTCCACCGTCATTCAGCTCCTGATCCTCGACGCCTGCCTGTTCAATCCGAACCAGCGTGCCGCCATCATCGCGCAGGATCAGTTCACCGCTATCAAGATCATGCGCAACAAGGTCGAGTTTGCGTACAACCGGCTACCGGACTTCATTCGGAAAGAGGTCGGCATCGTTGTCGACAATACCGAGGAAAAGATTTTCACAAACGGGTCCTCGATTCAGGTTTCCACCTCGGCCCGCGGTGACACGCTGAACTGGCTGCACGTCTCCGAGTTCGGCATCATTTGCTTCGAATCTCCGTTGAAAGCCAACAAGATCGTTACCGGTGCTCTGGCCGCTGCCGGACAAGGTATCGTGTTCATCGAGAGCACAGCGAAGGGGCGCGACGGCCACTACTACAAAATGGTGATGGAGGCGAAAGCCAACGCGGAGGCGAAGAAGAAGCTGACGCGGTTGCAGTACAGACTGCATTTCGCCTCTTGGTGGGACGCCGATGAGTACGAGCTCGATAACCCCGACGACGTCGTCATCACTCCGAAGGACGATAAATATTTCGACGAGCTGGAGCGCGAAATCGGCCGTTCAATCTCTCTCCGGAAGCGCGCCTGGTACGTTGCCACCCGTCTGAACGACTATTCCGACGAAGACGAGATGATGTGGCAGGAGTACCCTTCCACCGTCGATGAAGCGTTCAAGGTCTCCACCGAGGGCGTCATCCTTGCCAAGCAGATGACCATCGCGCGCAGCCAAGGTCGCATCACCCGTGTGCCGTGGCGTCCGGAACTCCCGGTCAACACGTTTTGGGACCTTGGCGTCAATGACGATATCGCCATCTGGTTTCATCAGTCGGTGGGCTTGATGGACCACTTCATCAATTACTTCGAGTGCAGCAGCGAGGCCTACAGCTATGTCATCGGCGAGATGAACAAGTTTGGCTACGTTTGGGGGCACCACTTCTTGCCCCACGACGGCGACCACCGCCGCCCGGGCCGCGTCGTTATCGAGACGCCGAAGGAGATGCTGGAAGGGCTTGGGCTTAGGAACGTTCATATAGTGCCTGTAACCCCTGACCTCATGGCGATCGGCATCCCGGCGCTCAAGGATGATTTCGTCAATTACCTGATCGACGAGCAGAACTGCGCCAAGGGCATCCTTCATCTCGATAATTATCGGAAGTCTTGGAACACCAACATGGGTGTCTGGTCGGACCTGCCGAAGAAAAACGGGCACCAGCACGGTGCCGACGCGCTGCGCCAGAAAGCGCAGTACCGCGAAGAGGTCCGCCGGCTGTGCGGCTACCACGCCACCTCATCGTCTTCATCCAGCACGCGGCGCAGGTCGCGTGACCCGATGACCCTTTAACTAACCACGAGGCCCATCATGAACACACCTGATCTTGACCTGACGAAGCGCGTCTGGACTAAACGCCGCAGCGGCATTATAGCTATTGGCACTTGGCTACGGCTGGAACAGCGATTCCGGCCGTGTATGGTGATTATTCCAGCGGATAGGGAATATGACGACAGGCTGACGCCATGCGTTGTCACGGTTGACAAGGCGTGGATCTGGTCTGAGGAAGTCGGCGACCCTATCCAAGCTGCACACACAGCTCACCAAGTCGCAGAAACTCTCGGCCTAGCTTCACACGACAAGCGCACAGTCATTCGTCTCGCGATGTTCATTCAGGACCATCTCGGCGACCTCCTGTCTATTCCCCCATACCAAAATCCCGATCAGCAGACCGTGGCCGAGATCACAATGCGAAACCCCGACACGGGGCGCACCTTCGAAGCTGAAATAAGGGAATAGAATGTTCGACCTCGCCGCGGATGACGGTTCTGTCAGAAAGAAGCGATACGATTCGCCAATCCCTTCCGACACACCGGCGTTGAGCCGACCGCAGCGAGGTAACTCCCTCGACAATGCCAAGCATGTCGCCCTGCATCACCAGTTGCTGAACTATTATACCCTCGAGCTGGACCGGCAGTTTGAAAATCGACGCGACATGGCGGTGGACGCCGATTTCTATGACAACATCCAATGGACCGACGAACAGGCCGCGAGGTTGCAGGCTCGCGGGCAGGTTCCATTGGTGTTCAACGTCACAGCAACGACGGTCGATTGGGTGATAGGAACCGAGAAGCGCTCTCGCACCGATTTCAAGGTTTTGCCCCGGCGCAAGGAAGACAGCAGACCGGCGCAACGCAAATCCGAGCTTCTGAAATACCTGGCTGATGTCAACAAAACGAAATTCCACGTCAGCCGCGCCTTCGAAGATGCAGCAAAGGTCGGGTTGGGCTGGATCGAGGACGGGTATCAGGGTGACGATGAGGGTGAGCCGCTGTTCAGCCGCTACGAATCGTGGCGCTACATGCTGTGGGACAGTACCGCGGTAGAGTTGGACCTGACGGACGCCCGATACGTGTTCCGTACGAAATGGGTTGATCTGGACGTTGCGAAAGCCATGTTCCCCAAGCGCAAGGGTATGCTCGAGCGCAGCGTTGATGACAGCGACAATTTCGCGATGATCGATTCCTACGGCGATGAGCCGATGGACGGCCCCGAGAATGAAAGCCAAGGAAGGGGCGACGGCACTTATATCGCCGATCGCGTTACCGGATATCGCCGCCGCCGCGTCCGCATCATCGAAATGTGGTTCAAGATGCCCGTTACGGCGGACAAGATCAGTGGCGGCACCTTCAAAGGTGATCTGTTCGACCCGGCCAGTCCGGGTCACCAAGAGGCGATAGACGCCGGAGACGGCGAAGTCGTGAAGCGCCCGACGATGCGGATCTATGTCGCGCTATTCACCACCGCCGGGATGCTTTGGTTATCGCCGTCGCCTTACCGGCATAATCGTTACCCGTTCACACCTATTTGGAATAAGCGCCGCGACCGGGACAACATGCCTTACGGTCTGGTCCGCAATATCCGCGATATCCAGAGCGACATCAACAAGCGCGCCGCCAAGGCCCTCCACATCCTCTCGACGAACAAAATCATTATGGACGAAGGGGCGGTTGATGACGTCGAAGAATTGCGTGAGGAAGTCGCTAACCCTGATGCAATCATCGTAAAGAAGCAGGGCAAGCAACTCGAGCTAAACGCGGATCGCGAGCTGAGCCAATGGCACCTCGAGCTGATGTCGCGCAACATCCAGATGGTGCAGCAGGTCGGCGGCGTCACGGATGAAAACCTCGGCCGCAGCACCAACGCCGTGTCGGGTATCGCGATTCAGGCGCGACAGGAGCAGGGCGCGCTCGCCACAGCAAAGCTTTTCGACAATTACCGGCTCGCCCAACAGATCAGAGGCGAGAAAGAACTGGCTAACATCGAACAGTTCATGTCCGAGGAGAAGCAGTTTCGCATCACAAACATGCGCGGCAGCCCTGAATACGTCACGGTTAACGATGGACTGCCCGAAAACAGCATCGTTCGAACCAAGGCAGACTATGTCATCGACGAGGACGATTGGCGCGCATCGGTGCGCCAGGCGCAGGTCGAATCCTTGCTTGAGCTTCTCACCACGCTTGCCCCGGTCAATCCGCAGATAGCGATCGTCTTGATGGACCTTGTCGTTGAGGCGATGGATATCCCCCAGCGCGAGGAGATCGTGAAGCGCATCCGGCAGGTCACCGGCATGAAAGACCCCGACGCCGACGAGACAGCACCATCGCCGGAAGATCAGGCCAAGGAACAGGCCGCCGCCGAGCAGCAGCGGCTCGCCATGCAGACCATGGTGGCCCAGCTCCGCAAGCTGACCTCAGAAGCGGAAAAGAACGAAGCGCAGGCCGCCGATATGAAGGCACGGACTGTCTCCGCCAACGTTGGTAGCCAGAGATCAGCACTCGAGGCAGCGGGCATGGCGGGTATGGCGCCGGGTCTGGCCGACGTGGCCGATGTGATCCTTCACGAATCCGGCTTCGTCTCGCGCACCGAGGGCGAAGAGACCGTTGCCGCCGCGGCACAGGCCCAGCAGGCGCAGATGGCACAGCAGCAACCCCAACAGCAACAGAACCCCATGGCAATCGGCCTGGGCTGACGAGAGGTATTAATCATGGCAGGCAAGCCAAATGCCGCAGAACTTGAAATGCTGACCGAGGAGGAACGCGAGGGCCTGCTCGACGATGACACCGTGGATGAGGGCCTCGAGGACGGCGAAGAAGCCGCCGCCGCAGCCGACGATAAGGCAGGCGAGGGAGCGGGTGAGGAAGGCAAAGACAAGCCAGATGATGCCGCCGGAGACGATGACGACGTCGCCGGTGCCAATGAGGCAGATGCGGCAGCCGCTGCCGCGGCAAAGGCCAAGCAAGATGCAGACGCCAAAGCAGCGACCGATGCAGCCGCTGCGGAATCGGCTGCTGCTGCCGGCGGTGCTGACAATAACGCGGCGGCCGGCACTGCCGCAGATGCCAAGTCGCTCGAGGGCGACAAGCGCCCGTCGTGGATCCTTGACCCGAAGGTGCCCGAACAGATCGACGCTCTGGAGAAGCAAAAGGACGAGCTGACCGATAAATTCGATGACGGCGAGTTTACCGGCAAGGAATATCGAGCCGAGCTGCGGAAGATTGACGCGCAGCTCGAGGGGCTGAAAACACAGCGCTTGGCCGCGGAGATCGGTAAGACAAACGCTGTGCAGCACTATTTCGATGTCACCGTTCCTGATTTCCTAGCGAAACACACGGAATACGAAAAGGGCAGCATCCTTCATGCCATGCTGGAAGCCGAGGTGAAGAAGCTGCAGGTGCAGTCGCAGAACCCGCTTAACCCGGCGATCCTCGAGCGGGCGCACGAGAACCTTACCGCACAAGTCACGAAGGCTTATGGCGTGAAATCCGGCGCGCAGAACAAGAAAACAGAGACGAAGGCCGCAGGAACGGCTCGCGAAGTTCCACCGACGCTTGGCACCGTGCCAGCCGCTGACTCGAACGATGACACCGACGACGGTGAGTTCGCGTGGCTGGATCGTCTGGCGAACAAAGACGTCGAGCAATACGAGCAGGAACTTGCAAAGCTTCCCGACGAGAAGCGCGAACGTTACCTGGCTGAGTAGGAGCGGCGATGCTGAGACTTGTCGTCAAGGTTGGTGACACGGTGAAAATTGAAGGCGTGGGCACTATCCACGTCGAAGAACGGTCGGGGCGCAGCGTGCGCCTCGGCTTCGAGACGCCGCTGGGGCCGATCACCATCCAGAAGCGCGACGACGAGGGCTTGCTGGCGCTTACGCGCCGACAGGCGGCAATGGATCAGTTTTAACGAGGGGAAACCATGAAGCGTAAGCCATATGGTCCTGTTATTGCGGCCGTTATTGTCGTGTCAGTATTTTCGTTGATGTGCTATCTCGACCCTAACGTCAGCGGCGGATGGTAGCGCCGCCGGACGATCAGTCACCGCGGTGTCATCACCTCTTTGCACCGGTCCCAATACTCTTCGCACATCTGCGTGGCTAGTCTGGCTGTTTCCACCCAGCCAGTGTTCGGCGTTGGTGGGCTGCCCTTAAATGTGCGAGGATACCAGCCAGCCCACTGCCATTTGCCCTTCGTCGGACCGTGCAACTCTTTTCTGATCCGGCCCACAGCGCCATCGCCGTCGTAGCCGATCCAGTCAAAGTCTGTCGGTGGGTCTTTCTCGTCGATCTGTGTACGCTTCCACTGGTATTTGGGCTGGTACGGTTCGGTCATTTCTTTCCGTGCGATTTAATTGCTTGCACCAGGACGGCGGTTTCGAGCTTCGGTAGCAGGTAATCGAATATCTCCGCTGCGCCGACAAAGAATGCAGTCTCGTTTGCGGCAAGGGGATTATTTTTTATTTTCTCTTTAGACTTAAAGCTTTGATGAGCGAAGTCGATGATGTCGTCGCTATGAGCAAACGCGTTTCGCACCGCCCGCATATGATGGAGCTTCTCCATCATCGTCCTATCCAGAATACCTAGGCCATAGCACATATCGATCTTAGCTGAAAAAGTGGCGAGCGGTCCGTAACCACTGAACATTTTGGCGCGGAATTCGCTATTACCATTGACCATTTTAGCCTTGAGCAGTCGCTCTAGCATCCGCTCCAAATTGGTTGTTTGGACGATGACTCTGCCATATTGGGTTTGATCGGTATAAGTGAACAGCTTTGCTAGTTCAGATACAGGCTCATGATCCCTCATCTATCCCCCAATGCGGTGCCAACAACCGCCTTCATCACGCCGCGCGCCAAAAGATACGTCTCATCGGCCTCAACACGATCCTCCCGTCAGACCGAATTTTGTCACACCATAAAAGGGGTCGTGAGACAATCTTACGCATTCATTACTTCAAACAGGCGGTCCCCTAAAACTCTCACATTGGTTGTAGAGATGACCATCTCGAGTGCGGGGCTTACGCTGCCCTGGTAGGATGCAACTTTCTGCAGGTAAGAAGGCAGATGTTGTCGCTGATGGTTGGTTTGCTCGGCAAAGAGGCCCCAGATTTTTTTATCTGGGGAATTTTCTTTGTCCTCAAGAGCGTCATCTATTCTTCCGCAGACCTCGATGAAAAATCCTACCGGATCTACCGGTGTTCTGCTGGTGAGATAGCCTTGGTCTGTGCGGACTAGGCCCTGATATTGTTCAACCGTCGCCATCTTGTTGAAGTTGTGAAGTACCCAATGCTGAAAGACTGACAGAAACGCGCGCAGCTGCTCGTCGATCTGACTTCGCTTTAGAATGTCGGTTTGTGTCCCGACGAACTCCGCTTGCTTCCGCGATTCTTCGGCCTGCTCCTTCAAAACCTCTCTGGTGTGTTCCATTTCAAGGCGTGTAAGGGCGAGCTCTTCACGCTGTAGTCGCAGTTCGTCAGACTGAATCCAAACCGTGGCGACCAGCCAGAGGAACGCGATCGGCGCAAATAAGCCTGCGAGCAAATCACCCCATTCATTTGGATCAAGACACGGTATTGAGCTTAGGCATTCTGATCCAGTCATAGAAGCCTTGCTATGCCAGACCAGGTATCCAGAGGCGGCAAGCCATAAGATCGTCAACAGGCCGAAGCCGAGCAACTTCTTTCCCGCTCCTTGAGCTTTGCGAGATATATTCGTTTCGGCCATTCCTGCCCCCCCCAAATCGCCTTCCAATCCGATTCGGATCAAACTATAAACAGAACATCACGCCCGCGCATGAGTGCGGCTCTCGATTAGGAGCCCACGCATGCCCATCGTTATCGGTCTCGGCGACAATTCCGAGTGGAATGACCCCCTCAACCTCTATGGCGGCGAAGCGCCGGGGCTTTCCCCAACGACCGATACATCCAGCTCATTGCCAGCAGGCATGTCTCAGCGCGATTGGGACGACACAGTAAACACCGTCATTGCCGAGGCCGCAGGCGAGGGCGATGATGGCATGGCCGGCGTGGCTCATGTAATCCGCAATCGTTCGAACATCCGCGGCAAGTCCATCGGCGACGTCGTGCGCGAGCCGGATCAGTTCACCGGCTACTCCTCACCCGGCGCAAAAACCGTTGAGGCGATGCGCGATCCTGCCATGCGCGCTCGTGCCGAGGGCATCCTTCGCAATGTGCTGACCAGCGACGGGCCCGACCCGACCGGAGGCGCTGACCACTATCACGCAACGTCAGTTAACCCGAGTTGGGCCGGCGCGATGCCTGAAACGACGCGCATCGGTCAGCATATCTATTACAATTCGAAGGGCGAGAAGAAGGTCGCTGCTCCCGACGCTACGGCATTCGTCGCCGAAAAGGATGATCTGGGCCTCTACGGACCCAAAGGCCAGTTCCGCGATCTTCTCCAGGGCGATGAAGGGAAGGGCACAAAGGTTCCTAATCCGAACGGTAAGGGGCTTGCCCGTCTCGTCCGCGAGCCGGAAGACGCGCCGCTTGGCACCGGCGGCAAGTTGAACTTCGTTCATGCCGGTCAGGACAAGATCGCTCCACAGTTCGCCTCGATCCTTTCCGAGACGTCGAAGGCGATGGGTCGCGATTTCACGATCAATTCAGGCTATCGCTCACCGTCGCATCGCGTCGAGGCCGCCAAGGCTGGTGGACCGGGCGAGCATTCCACGGGGACGGCTTCCGATATCTCCATGAAAGGCATGAGCGAGGCCGAGCGCGGCCAGCTCGTCAGGGAGCTTTATGCGCGTGGTGCGCGTCGGTTCATCACCTATACCAGCAGCCCCGACATGCTGCATGTCGATATGAAGGATCAGACCGGCAAGGGCACGCCGTGGTTCATGCACGACAGGACCAACCGCAATCTCAGCAAAGCCCCGGCATGGTTCCAGGATGTCGCAGCGAACCCGGGCCAGCCTGCCAAATCCAAGGGCATCGTGGCGGACGAGAACTTTAAGGCAAATGATCCGTTCGGCATGTATTCCGGCACGGTGAACCCGCTCGAGCAGGACGCAGCGAATGCGGCCGAGGCCAAGCGCGCGGCAGAAACGCAGGCCGCGGCCGAGGCGGAGCGTCAGCGCATCACCGGAGAGGTGAACGCGAACAATGAGGCGGTCGCCGGACAGTTGGCAGGCCTCGAGGCTAAAAGCCCAGGGCGATATCAGGAGGTTCCAGAAAGCCAGCTCGCCACATGGCAGCAGCAATGGGACGCGGAAAACCGTTCATCTGGCACCGCCGGCGACTTGGTGCGCCGTTGGGGTGCTGGAGCGGCAAACACCAGCCAGTCGCTCGACAATCTTGGTAATCTGCTGCTGAACAAAATCCCGGGTGGATCGTACATCAACGACGCCCTCGACGGCATTGACCGTTGGATGGGTAGCGGCACCACGGTTGCGGAGAAGCGGCAGGAGAGCATTGACCGCGAGAACGCCACGCTTTCACCCGAAGGTGAGGCAGCGCGCGACAAGAAATGGTGGGACGAGGAGAACAAGACGCTGGGTCCGGCATGGGCTGATCCGCGTAGCTATCTCGGCGTCATCGCCGAGAGCGGCCCATCCACCGTCGCTAGCATGCTGCCATCCGGCATTATTGCCCGTGGAGCGTTCGTCACCACGCTGGCAGGTGGCGCATCGAGGGAGGTGGCCGCCGCAACCGCGGCGAAGACGGCCACTCTGGCAGGCGGCATAACCGAAGGCTTGCTGGGTGGCGCTGACGCAGCGAACTCAGTGCGGCAGAAGATTGCCGAACTACCGCGTGACCAGCTCGTGCAATCCGATGCGGTGAAGCAGCTCGTCGAGAGCGGCATGTCGGAGCAACAGGCTATCGATGCTGTCAGCAGTGACGCGCAGACACAGGCGCTCATCACCGCCGGCGTCGTAACCGGCGCGTTCGGCGGTATGGGCGATCGCGCGTTGGCGAAGATCATCGCCGAGGGTGTTGAGGGGGGTGTCGCTCGTCGCGTTGCCACTGGCGCAGCGCGTGGCGCTGTGGCCGAAGGTCTGTTTGAAGAAGCGCCACAGAGCGCAGGCCAGACCATCGCCGAGAACGCAGCCATGCGCCGCGTCAACCCGGATCAGGAGCTGACCGAAGGTCTCGGCGAATCCGTGGCTTCTGGTATTGCAGCCGGTGGCGCCATGGGCGGCGGCATGGGCGGTGCTGGCGGCTTGGCCCGTCCTGCAGGCGGTCATGCCGACGCTGCACCGACGCCAACCGAGCCCGCACCAGAACCTGACAACCGCGGACCGCTGCGCCGAGCTGCTGATCACGGCCAGCAACGCGGTACCGAACGAGCCGAGGCGGCGAACGCTGGCGCACCAGTCGATGGCCGGCCTGCCGCCAAGTCCACAGTGCGTGTCGAGGCGGAAGGCATCGAGCCGTTCATGGGGACGGTTGAGGGATATGAGGGCGATGAAGCCGTTATCGTCGATTCCAGCAGCGGCGAAATGTTTCAGGTGCCGCTCGCGAATATAACCGAGATTGCGCCGCCCGTCGGGGACTACCGTTTCCCCGAAAAGGCTGACGACGGCATGCCTGAGCTGTCCGCAGATCCCGCGCTCGAGCCGCTTGCGCCGATGTCGAGCGAAACAACCTCCGAGATGCCACCGCGTAGCGAAGATATGGCAGCGACCGACAAGCGGCCGACGAGGCCACAGCCGGGTCATCGCGTCATCGTCGATAGCCCCGAAGTGGGTAGGTTCCCGGCTCGCATCGAGCGGTATGAGGCCGATGGCAATGAGGCGCTTGTTGTTGACGACAAGGGCAATCCGTTTCAGGTGCCAACGACAGCTCTGAAGGTCAGCAGCCTCACCATCGCGCAGGTCGAGGCGCAGGACCTCGAGCGCAATCCCCCGGTTGAGCGCGAAATAGGCGATGCTGGCCCTAACAGCCGAAAGATCGGCGATAAGACCGTGGTGTTGCCAGACGAAAACCATGCCGCCCTCTATGACCTTGCACGCGAGCAGATCATGGCCAAGCGGCTGGGGGGCACGTCTCAGGTCGATATCGACAATGTCTTGCCGGCAGAGCGAAAGCGCCTTGCCGATGCCTTCGGCATCAAGATCGCCGATCTGGCGTCTATGGCCGATGATTACCGGTACCGCGCCGAGCGTGCGGCTAAGGAGGCCAAGTCCAAGCTTCCGGTCAAGATGCATGCCGTCAATGACCGGCTTCTGAAACAGCGACAGGCGGCATTGGCCAAGGAGGCGGGTGAACCGCTGGTGCAGCCTGCCGACGACGGTGCGTCGTGGTGGGACGTCGATCTGACGGCACAGGACCGAAAGCGCGTTCTCGAGCAGGCCGGTGTGAAACGCTCCGAGCGCATGGCTTGGCAGAACATGACGCCTGGCATCAAGAAGAAGCTGCTGGATGTGCGCGACGCGCAGCGCGCAGCGGTGGACGATGTTGCTACGCTGGCCGGTGAGGATGTGACGACGACGGAGGCGGCAGCCAACGAGGCCGCCACGTCCCCGACGAATGATCTGCCCGAACCCACGGCAGCGCAGAAGGAGGCAGGAAACTACAAGGTGGGCCGGTTGAAGCTGGGCGGCCTCGATATCTCGATCGAGAACCCGGCAGGCTCGCAGCGCAAGGGCGTCTTCTCGTCGGGCAAGGCTTGGGCGGTCGATATGAAGAGCCATTACGGCTACATCCGCGGCACCGTTGGCCGTGACAAGGATCATATCGATGTGTTCGTGCGACCCGGTACCGAGACGCTCGACGATTCCTCGCCCATCTTCGTTGTTGATCAGAAGGACCCGGCCCGCGGTCGTTTTGATGAACACAAGGTCATGGCGGGGTTCGACAACGAGGCGCAGGCCCGAGCCGCCTATCTCGAAAACTATACCGCAGACTGGAAGGGCCTGGGCGATATCAGCCAGACCACGCTCGGCGACTTCAAGACCTGGCTGAAATCCGGAAAGACTGCCGAACCCTTCGCGCCGAAATGGTTTGCGTCGCAAGACAAGGCAGACGGCTACATCGCCAAGAATGACATGGGCAAAACCCATGAAGTCGTGCAGCGGGGTAAGCGCTTCGAGATTTTGGAGCGCAGCCGCACCACGCCAGCTGTACAGAGCGGGAAGGGCACCGAGCCTGACCCGAGCGAGCATCCTTGGACTGATGTTTGGGGCAGCGACGCCGACGCCATTTCTGATGCGCTTGGCCGCATTGCCCAAGTGAATGGCGGCGACACACCCATCGCCGACGCCGTCAAGGCCAACGTCAGCAACAAGCAGCTGCTCGATCTGATCCAGCAGCGCTGGGGTGAGGGCGGTGCGGGTGGCAATCGGTATATGATCGAGACCCGCAAGGGACCGACAGTAACCGTCACGCTCGAGAAGGATGACGGCAACAAGCGCATCGTGCTTCGTGGCAAGGAGCTGGCGGAGGCCATCCGCAAGGAATTTACCGTTTCGCTCGAGGACATGAAGCGCGATGCAGAAGCCCGCGCGGCGAGACAACAGGAAACGGCACCAGCACCAGCTAAGGCCAAGGCCGAGCCACAACATGCGCAGGGGAAACGGAAGTCTGAGGCATCCAAGGCCAAGCCTGCTGTCAGCGCCAACACCATTTTCACCGATGACGCTGCGGCGAAAGCCCGTGAGTTGCTTCGGAAGAAGCTTTCGGGCAATACGCTGAACAGCGGCATCGATCCCGAGCTGCTGCAGGCCGGTATCACTCTTGCCGGCTATCACATCGAGAAAGGCGCGCGCACCTTCGCTGCATATGCTTCGGCAATGCTGGCGGACCTTGGCGAAGGGGCGCGCCCTTACCTCAAATCGTGGTATATGGGGGTGAAGTACGATCCTCGCGCCACGGCATTCGACGGCATGTCGAGCGCGGCAGAGGTCGAAGCGGCCGACGTCAACAACTTCACCGGAGCGACCAATGAACCTGAACAACTGGATCGAGCTGGGGCGCCAGCACTGGAAGGAGTTTCTTCCGAACCGGTACAGGGAGCTGAAAGCGGCCGGGACGCTGGACGAGGCGTTGAAGACAGCAGCGGAGCAGACGTATCTGGAAGCCGACCAGCTCGAGCAGAGCGGGTTCCAGCCGGACGAGGCGTGGCAGATGGTCAGGGAAAACTATCTCTTGCTGCCACCGGAAGGCAGCCAGCAGACCGGGGCACCGAGCCAGACGTCGCAGGATCTGATGAGCGCGGCGCGCAGCGGACAGAGAACCGTCGAGATCAGGTAGAAGAAGGCCCGTTCGGGCCGATCCTCCGCGGCTATGAGGGCAAGTGGCGCGAGGCCGCGCTCGAGCTTGAGCGCCGTCAGTCCGGCGACGCGATCGCGGCCCTTTCTCATCCCGAAGTTGGCCCGATTGATCTGGTGTGGGGTAAGCCCGGTACGAACCAGCACAACGGCGCGGGCTTGGCGAAACTGATCGCTTGGCATCCCGAAGCGCTGAATGACCTGCAAGGTTTCATAAACGGGCTGCATGTCGACGAGGACTTGTCGACGCCTCGGCGTATCCAGCTTCGTGACGGAAAGGGGCAGGCCGGCGTTCGTCTCGATTTTGACGGCGTTGCCAAGACTTGGCTCCTGACCGCATTCGAGGCAGGGAACAAGCGCGCGACAAAGAGCGATGCGACGCTCAGCGAACTGTGGGGAGGGGAATTTGCCGGTAGAGGCGCTAGTCCAGGCACCGCCTCTCAGAAACCTTTGGATGCCGGATGGGGCCAAAGGACCGGCAAAAACAATGTAGCACCGGCCGGCGAAAAAGTCCAATCCGCTGCGGTGCCTGCGCAGCAACGGCCAGTAGATTACATCATTACCGATGCCGACGGCTTGGGCGAGGGCGGCCAGAAGGCCAAGTTCCGCTCCAACGTGGCCGCAATCGAAGTCGTGAAGCAGCTCGAGCAGGAGAACAGGCCTGCCACGCGCGACGAACAGGCGGTTCTCGCCAAGTGGGTGGGCTGGGGTGGCCTTCGCGCCGCGTTCCCCCGTGAAGACGGCAGCGTGACGAAGGGCTGGGAGAAAGAAGCCGCGCAGCTCAAGGAACTGCTGACCAAAGAAGAATATAGCGCTGCCGAATCCTCGACACGCAACGCTCATTACACCTCGCCGGAGATCGTCGATGCGGCTTGGGCGATTGCGCAGCGTCTCGGCTTTAAGGGCGGCCAGATACTCGAGCCTTCCGTTGGAGCGGGAAACTTCCTTGGCCTGATGCCAGGCGATTTGCGCGTTGCGTCTCGTGTCACCGGTGTTGAATTGGATCGCATCACCGGCACGATTGCCAAGAACCTTTACCCCAACGCCAATATTCAGGCTCCGATCGGCTTCGAGAAGCTGACCGTGCCCGATTCCTACTTCGATCTGGCGATTGGCAATCCGCCGTTCGGTTCGGAAAAGCTCTACGACCGGGAGCGGACGCACCTCAACAAGCTATCCATCCATAACTTCTTCTTCGCCAAGGCCATTGAGACGCTGCGCCCGGGCGGCGTGCTGGCGATGGTCGTTACCAATCGCTTCCTCGACGGCCAGTCCGCCGCGGCGCGCAACATGATCCAGCAGAAGGCCGATTTCATCGGCGCGATCCGATTGCCGAACAATGCGTTCCTCAAAAACGCCGGTACCGAGGTCACGACCGACATCGTCATCTTGCAGCGCCGCGAAAACGGCACCGCGCCGAAGTCGAACGATTGGCTCGAGGTCGTGGACTATCGCGGCAAAGACGGCAACGTGGTGCCGCTCAACAAGTATTTCGCGAACAATCCGGACATGATGCTGGGTGATTTCGGTGGCTATGGTTCTATGTATGGACCGAACGAGCCGGCCTTGATCGCTCGAGGCGGACAGGACACGCCGGCGGAATTGGCGAAGGCGATCGAGAAGCTGCCGCAGGACATCATGGGCGATACGGGCCCGGTGAGGGCGACAGAAACTGTCACCTTGCCGGAAACCGTCCATGATGTACAGGTTGGCACCATGTTCGCCGCCCCGGATGGCTCAATCCATCTGCGTACCGCGGACCATATCGGCCAGCCCACCTCGCAGGCGGTTGCGTTCCCGAACGAAACGGCCAAGGAGCGCGTCTCTGGCATGATCCGTGTCCGTGATGCCTTTGCTAAGCTGCGGCGCGCACAGATCAGCGAAACGGCAAGCGATCAGCAGATTGAAAACCTCCGAAACCGGTTGAACAATCTCTACGATGGCTTTGTAAAGTCTCACGGTCCCATCAATTCCGACGCAAACAAGCGCCTGTTCCGTGACGATCCGACATGGCCGCAGATCAGCGCGCTCGAGCAGTCGTTCGATAAGGGCCTGAGTGCCGCCATGGCGAAGAAAACGGGCGAGAAGGCCCGTGCGGCAACGGCTGAGAAGGCCGCAATATTCTCCCGTCGTACCCAGCAGCCATATCGCCGCCCGACCAGCGCCTCCAGCGCCAAGGACGCGCTTGCCACGGTTCTGAACGACTATGGCCGCATCAACCTCGAGGCCATGTCGCAGCTCTACGGCAAGCCGGTGGACGCGATCGTCGATGAGTTGGGCCAGCTGGTGTTCAAGACGCCGACAGGGGCGTATGAGACCGCCGATCAGTATCTCTCCGGCAACGTCAAACAGAAGTTGGCCGAGGCAGAGCGCGCCGCCGAGCATGACACAGAGTTTCGGCGCAACGTCAACGCGCTGCGCGACGTCATCCCGGCCGACATTGAAGCGATCGACATCGATGTGAAGCCAGGTGCGCCATGGCTGCCGGCAAACCACGTCGAGGACTTTGTCAGCCACATCGGTCAGGGTGCGGTAAAGCCGCGGGCGTTCTATTCCGCTGCCAATGCGAAATGGGCCATCACCGTCCCGCAGGTCACGCCGGCGGCGCAGGTGCAGTGGGGAACCGACAGGGCAGGCGTGGACACCGTATTGAGTGCCGCGCTTAATGGTCAGACCATCACCATCCATGACCGCACCACCGATGGCAAATCCGTGGTCAATCAGGCGGCAACGGATGCGGCGAATGAGAAGGTTGAACGCGTCAAATCGGAGTGGCGCAAGTGGCTCTGGCAGGATGACAAGCGCCGCGACGAGCTGGCGAGGCTCTATAACAACACGTTCAATACCGACGTGATCCAGCAGTTTGACGGGTCGCACCTTACTCTCCCGGGCAAGGTAGGCGATGACATCATCGAGCTTCGCCCGAGCCAGAAAAACTTTATCTGGCGCACGTTGCAGAGCGGTACCGCTCTTGCCGATCATACCGTTGGCGCGGGCAAGACCTTCGCCGCCATTGCATCGGTTATGGAGAAGCGGCGCACCGGGCAAGCGCGCAAGCCCATGCTTGTCGTTCCGAACCATCTCGTTGGTCAGTGGGCCGCTGATTTCGTGCGGCTCTACCCCGGCGCCAAGGTGCTGGCAGCGACGAAACAGGATTTCGAGAAGGATCGCCGCAAGCGCCTCTTTGCCCGCATCGCCACCGGTGATTGGGACGCGGTGATTGTCGCGCATTCCTCTTTCGGCCGTATCGGCATTGATCCGAACTATGAGGCGAAGTTCATCCAGCAGCAGATGGACGATCTTGAGGAATCGCTGGCGGAGGTGCGTCGCGAAACCGGGCAAAAGAGCCGGAACGTCGCGCAGCTCACGAAATGGCGCGACAATCTCAAGGCCAAGATGGAACGCCTGCTCGATTCCGGACGCAAGGATGACGGGCTCACGTTCGACGAGCTGGGCGTAGACGCGCTCTATGTCGACGAGGCGCACGAGTTCAAGAACCTTGCCTATTCGACCTCGATGCAGCGCGTGGCAGGCCTCGGCAACATGGCCGGAAGTGCCAAGGCAGCCGACCTCTACATGAAGTCACGTTTCGTCCTTGAAAAGACCGGCGGCAACAACCTGGTATTCCTCACCGGCACGCCACTCTCCAACACTATGGCGGAAATGTTCACCGTCCAGCGCTATCTCGACGAGAAGGCGCTGAGGGCCATGGGTGTGTCCCACTTTGATGCCTGGGCCCGCGTGTTCGGCGAGGTCGTGACGGATTGGGAACTGTCGCCATCAGGTCAGTACAAGCTCAACAGCCGGTTCGCGAAGTTCGTCAACGTGCCCGAACTTATGCAACGGTACCGTAGCTTTGCCGACGTCATCACCAATGACGACATCAAGGCTCAGCTCGCAGCGCAGGGCAAGAAATTCCCGCTCCCGAAGGTCAAAGGCGGCAAGCCCACCAATGTCGTCGTTGAGCGCTCTCCGGATCAGGCGGCATTCATCGGCGAGGGACAGGCCGACGAGGCGGGCAATCTCGTATTCCCGCAGGGCTCGCTTGTATGGCGTGCCGAGAACCTGCCCAAGAAGGCAGAAAAGGGCAAGGATAACATGCTCAAGGTCATGTCGGACGCGCGTAAGGCTGCGCTCGACATGCGCCTGATCGATCCGAGCTATCCCGATCACTCCAAATCCAAGGTGCACAGGGCCGCGAACGAGATGACGCGGATCTACAAAGCGTCCTCGGATCAGCGGGGCACCCAGCTCGTGTTCATCGATCTGTCCACCCCGAAGAAGGCACAGGCGGCTGAAGCTGCTCGCCTTCGTGATCTTATGGAAAAGGCCGATAACGGCGATGAGGCAGCGATCGAGGCGCTGGACAAGCTTTCGCCCGACGAACTGCTGGCACCGGAAAGCACGTTCTCCGTCTATGATGACCTGAAACAGAAACTCATTGACCGAGGCATTCCGGAAAACGAGATCGCGTTCATCCATGACGCCAACACCGAGGCGCAGAAAGAGGAGCTGTTTGGCAAGGTCCGTTCCGGCCGCGTCCGCTTCCTGTTCGGCTCGACTGCCAAAATGGGTGCCGGTACCAACGTTCAGAACCGCCTCGTTGCGCTCCATCACCTTGACGCGCCGTGGCGGCCGTCCGACCTCGAGCAGCGCGACGGGCGTGGTATCAGACAGGGCAATGAACTGTATGCCGCTGATCCAGAGGGTTTTGAGATCGAAATCCTCCGTTATGCCACAAAGAACACGCTCGACGCGCGCCAGTGGCAGACGATCGAGGCCAAGGCTCGCTTCATCCAGCAGATGCGCAAGGGCGATATGAAAACCCGCGAGATCGAGGACATTGCCGGTGAAGCCGCCAATGCGGCCGAGATGAAGGCGGCGGCGTCGGGCAACCCGCTGATCCTTGAGGAGATGGACACGCGCCGAAAACTCCGCCAGCTCGAGGGCCAGTCCGTCGAACATGACAGAGAGCAGCACCGCATCAAGGGCAAAATCAGGTCGCTCGAGGCCGAAACAGAAAGCCTCCAGCGCGCTCTGCCGGCGGTGGAAGCCGATGCGGAGATGGCGCGGAATGCGCCGGAGGAGTTTTCCGGTACCATTAACGGCGAGGCGTTCGACAAGCGCAAGGATTTCGGTGCTGCCATCGTTGCCGCGATGCGCAAGGAGCTGATCGACAAAGAAGGTGTCGGCCAGATCGGCGAATATGCTGGCTTTAAGATCGGGATTGATCCGCAGGGCTATGGCAGGGCGTTCAATGTGACGATTGAGGGCAGCCGCGAACATTATGTTCCGGTCGATGATGCGTCTGACGTCGATGCCGCAGGCCTTGCGCAGCGCATCGCCAATACGGTGAAGCGCCTGGCTAACCAGCCTGCAATAGACAAGGAGCGGATCAGGGAGATCAAGGGGCAGATACCCGCCCTGCAGAAGCAGATAGGCGTATGGGAAGGCGCGCAGGAGCTGGCGGACACCTCGGCGCGGCACCGCCGGCTGCTGGACGCGCTCAAGCCCCAGCCGAAAGCCGCGAAACCAGCGGTTAAGGTCGAAGCGGGCGAGGTGGACGCGCCGATCGCCAACAAGCGGCCCGACCCGGTCGTGGTCGCTCTTTCGAACGACCTGCAGACCGTCGGCATCCCGGCCGCACCGGCAAGCACTGCCATCTTCCAGTGGGCGAAGGATACCATCGCCCGTTTCGGCAAGAACGGCCACGAATACCTCATGGCCGTGGATGACGACGGCAGCGTCGTCGAATTCGGTACCGCGAAGAAGAAGGACGCCACGGGGATCAACAACAAGCTGCACGGCGCTTTGATGAACCCCGACCGCCGCATGGTGGTGTTCCACAATCACCCGAGCAACACGCATCTGAGCGTCGCCGACATCTCCATGCTCGCAATGCCTGGACTTCACTCGGTATGGGCCTTTGGCAACAACGGTATGCAGATGAGGGCAGCCCTCACGCCAGAGGCAGAAGCGATCGCAAGGCCTGCATCCGATCCGAACGCGACCGTCGCGACATGGCGCAGCGCCATGGCAGCCGCGCTCGAGCAGGTCGACGCCTTCATCAGGCCTTTGGTCGCGCAAGGTGCCGTCGATGTGGAGACGGGCAACGCCGCCTATAGCAGCGCCCCGGCGCTTCTGGCCGAAAAGGCCGGGATTATCGACATTTCCACCAACACACAGTATGATACTTCCGCCATCGAGGGCTTGGAGGCCAAGCTCGATAAATTGGCGGTCGCGCTCAAGGGACAGATCAGCGATGGCACAGCAGGCAGCACCGATCAGGGGATTTCACGGCGACCCGCCCGCGACGTTCGACACGTTGCAGAAGTGGAAGGACTGGCACGCATCGGTGAGCCAGTGGCCCGCCCGCGATCCGGACCGGCAGGGCTATCTGAAGCAGGCTCGCCAAATTATCAGGGAAAAGAGCGCCGGGCCGAGCGCGAGCCCCGACGCTTCGAGCGAGTAACACAGTCCCGCATCGTCGAGGAACTGAGCGGCAAGCTAACCGACTTACAGCCCGCCCTCCTGAAAACTATTCCGTTGAACTATTTCAGCGAACTGGCCCGGTCGAACATGACCGCGGTGGGTGACTATCTGCGCGTCAAGCGGCTTATGGACGCTTTCAGGGGCACCAAGCACGCCGAGGCTGACGCGGTGGCGCAGGAGTGGCTCAAATACACCCGGTTGGGCTTTGCCGGTAAGGACAAAGCAAAGGCGCAGGTCCTAGCCGACCTGATGCACGACGCCACGCTGGCGGGGATCGACCCTTCTCAAGTCGATGAAGAGAGCCGCGCGAAGGCAGGCTATGACCATCTCCGGAAACGGTACATGGCGTTGCCACCGAAGGGCAGGGAGCTTTTCCAAAACGTCCGTGACGCCTATCGCGAGCAGGCCGAGCAGCTCGACGATATCCTGCTCGACAACGTCCGGAAGGCGCAGGAAATCGCGCAGCAAAACGCCGAGGACCGGTATAAGCGGACCATGCAGCGCATCAAGGACGTCGGACTGACCGGCCTCGACAAGAAGAACGCCGAAGAAGACGCCACCAGCGCATACAAGGCCGAGACCACGAAATCGCGTTGGGCGGCCAAAGCGAGGTTGACGCGGATGCGCGTCGCCTTCGAAGCAAGCCGGGTGCAGCCACCATATTTCCCGCTAGGTCGTTTCGGCCGCTATTTCGTGACGGTGCGTGACGTTGACGGAGCCGTTCTCAGTTTCTCGAAGCATGAGACCGTTGCCGAGCGTGATCGCATGGCACGTGAGATACGGGACGAATACCCGGCTGGCAAGATCGAGGTGGGCGTGATGGAGGCCGGCAGCGACATGCGAAAGGCCATGGACCCGCGTATCGTTGCAGAAATCGAGGAAATCCTAGGCGGCGCCAATATCGGTGGCGACGTGATGGATCAGATATGGCAGCGTTACCTCGAGTCGATGCCGGACCTGTCTACCCGCAAGCGGTTCATCCACCGAAAAGGCACAGCGGGTTACAGCAAGGACGCGCTGCGTGTCTTCTCGTCGCATATGTTCCATGCCGCTCACCAGATGGCCCGCCTGAAATACGGCCTTGAGCTGCAGGAGCTGGTGAACAAGACCGTGGATCAGGCGAAGGAAGCGGATGATCAGACCAAGGCCATGACGCTGGCGAATGAGCTTTCCAAGCGGCACGGCTGGGTGATGAACCCGACCGGCAGCAAGGTGGCGCAGACCATGACCAGCACCGCCTTCGTCTGGTACCTGGCTGCGTCGCCCGGTGCAGCATTGGTGAATATGACGCAAACTGTCATGCTGGGCCTACCAGTCCTGGCGGCCAAGTTCGGCGGGTTCAAGCAGGCAGCTGTAGCACTCGGTAAGGCTTCTGCCGATTCCGTAGCGGGTAAGGGCTCCGTCATCAGTGACCGGCTCACCAGCGATGAACAGCGAGCAATGGAAGCGTTCTACGAATCCGGCCTGATCGACCGGACGCAGAGCCACGATCTGGCTGGCGTCGGAGAGACGGGCGTGGAATACACGCCCCTGCGCGCCAAGGTCATGGAAAAGATTTCGTGGGCGTTCCACCGCGCCGAGGTCTGGAACCGCGAAGTAACGGCACTCGCGGCCTACCGCATGGCCCGCGAGGCAGGGCAGAACATGTCGGAAGCGATCGACACGGCCCACGACCTGACGTGGAAGACGCATTTCGACTATTCCAACAGCTCGCGGCCTGCGGTGTTGCAGAACGACTTTGCAAAAGTCGCTCTCGTCTTCCGCCAGCACAACATCAACATGCTGTATCGCGTCATCAGGGACATCCATCAGTCCTTCAAGGGCGAGACGCCGCAGGCTCGCCGCGAGGCGCGCTACCAGCTCGCAGGCGTCATGGGCATGATGGCCGCTATGGCGGGTGTCACCGGCACGATGGGGTTCAGCGTGGCCATGATGATCGCCGGCGCACTGTTCGGTGATGATGATGACCCCATGGCGTTCGAAGATCAGTTCAAGGCGGACGTGGTGGACATCCTCGGGCCCCAGCTGGGCGGCGTTGTTCTCAACGGCGTGCCCGGTCACTATCTCGGTATCGACCTGTCGTCTCGTATCGGTATGCCGGACTTGTGGTTCCGGTCGCCGACGCGCGAGTTGCAGGGCAAGGCCGAGTTCCAATACTGGCTCTCGCAGAGCCTCGGCGCGACCGTCAGCCTTGGCGAGCAACTTTACACCGGCTTCAAGGTGATGACGGACGACGGCGATATCGCCCGCGGCGTCGAAATGATGGCGCCTAAGGCGGTGCGAGACCTGATGAAAGCCTACCGCTACTCGCAGGATGGGCTTGCGACGATCGGCAAGGATCAAATCCTGCCAGCGGATCAGATCGACGCAACGGACATCGTCGCGCAGGCCATGGGCTTCACCCCGGCGAAAATCTCTGAGACATGGGACCGCAACAGCGCGCTGAAGAACGCCGAAACCCGGGTAAAGCAGAAGCGACAGAGGCTCATAAACAAATGGGCCATGGCGACAATGGCGGGCGATAAGGAGGCCGCGAGCGAGGCGCTGGACGGCATCAAGGCATTCAATGCCGTAAAGGTGCATGCCGGGTTCCCGATCAAGGCCGAAACGCTCAAGCGCTCAATCAAGACGCGCACGAACAACGCCGCGAAGCGGGAGGATGGTGTGTTGATCGGGAATAGGGCTCTCGGATCGGCGCTGCGCGAAAGGCTGGCCGATCCGGTCTATCGATAGGCGTCAGTCACCAAGTCCGACGACACCGCGCTGTTTGGCAATGGCCTGCTTCAATGAGGCGGGCCATTCCGATTCAGGAACGCCGGCTTCCTGTAATCCCATGGCAACGTCGTAAATCTTAGCGCCGCTCCGGATAGCCTCGTCGGCTTGCGCGATGACGTCAGCGGGAGCTGCGGCCGATTCCCGCGCAGTGATGCCAGGTGCTTCGGCTTGAGCTGCCGCGCGTTGCAGATCCTCCATCCGACGACGAACGCCCGCCTGGGCGCGTTCCGGCACCCCGGGGATGCGCTTCTCAGCTGATGGGGCGGACGTCGCCGCAGGAGCTGCCGTAGTCTGCGGTTTCTCGGCAGCGACCGGCTTTCCACCGGATGATACCGGCTTGCCGATGTTGGTGTCGACAAGGACTTTCTTTTCCGCTGGAGCTGGCGCTGGAGAGCCTTGGCCGCCAAGACCCGGTTGGCCTTGCACAAGCTCAAGCTCGTCGTTGATGAGCTTTTCCTGCTGCTCCCGCGGCAGATCGTCGAACTTTGCCTCATCGCCAGCGAGGCCGCCATCGAACCGCTTGCGGAGAGCGGTGATAGCTGCTCCGCGATCTTTGGTCGGGCCGACACCATATTGGCGGTCAATTTTCTTTTTCTGCTCGTACGTCTCGAGTTCCTTTTTGTCCTTATCGGCCTGTGCTCGCGCCGCTACCTGGCTCTCCCATGCGGCCTGAGGGTTGCCAAAGGTGGCAATGATTTTCGGAAGGTCCTGCGTCCGAACATCCTGCTGGATATCCTTGCCATCGGGGGTCTTGAGCTTGATACGATACCCCTGCTGCGCTCCGTCCTGACCCAATATTGCTTCATGTCCAAGGACTTCGTAGCCATTGTTGATGTAACCTTTGAGTTTTCCAGCCTGCATGACGTCAGAGAGCGCACCATCAACGTCTCCGGTCTGCGCCTTAACCAGCGCGCCAGCAAAAAGCTTCGCTCCCTTCTTCGTGTCTTCCTGATCGCCCCATTCCTGAACTTTGTTCGCGCTCTCGATGTCACCGTTGAGGAGATAGGTGTTTTTCAGCTTGGGAAGAGCATAATTGCTCCAGAACGTGTCGAAATTCTCCGGCTTCTGTGTCCCAGCCGAAACCTGCGCATCGAAAGTCGCCTTGGCGTCCGCGTTGATATTGTCGATCGCGTCGCGCTGCGCTGTGAGGCGGTCGTATTCCTTGCTCTGACGGTCGGCCAAAACCTGTTTCCGTCTCGCCTCGTCGCGCTTCTGGAGCATGTCCTGCGACTTGTTGAAGCCTTCCATGAATCCGCCAAGTCCAATTCCCAGCATGCCATCACTCCTTTACGGGTTTGCGTTTGACGGATGGTACCGACGCTTTGCGCGCGGCGGGCTCAACTCCACCGAGGCCAATGGCGTCGATCGTCGCGTCGAGCTTCTTATCGAGGTCCTGCACCGCCTTCATGGTGATGCCAATGGCGTCTTGAACCGGGATCGTCTTGCCGTCCCCCTTGCCGGTGGCGCGCTGGAAGTCCTGCGCATAGGTGCCGACGTGGCGGCCTTCATCGGCCACACCTTCCTTGTAGTCCCATTCTTCAACCGGCATAGAGTTGAGGGCATCAAGCGCTTCGCCCTCGCCAATCTCCTCCTTATTTTCCTTCAGCTCTTCATCGGAGAAGATCAGTCCGCCAACGCCGCCCAAGAAGCTGCCGATGCCAGCGGCGTTCTTTGCCTTCAGCTCTTGTTGTGCTTTCCAGCCCTCGAGCTGCAGGCCATACTGCTGGTTCAACGTGCTGGCTTGGCCTGCGTATCCCTGCATCGCTCCACCGTAACCGGCGTTCATGATCGTCGATGCCGCCAATGCCTGGCTATTTGTGCCCTGAGCGCCGCCTAGCGCGGTACCGCTCGCGGCGACGCTGCCGCCGGCACCAGCCGCGGCCTGTGCCGGCAAACCTTTGCCGAGGTTGGCGACATCCGCTTTCAGGGCAAGGCCCTTATCGCGGACAGCCTGCCGCGACGTATTGGCCGCACCAGCCTCCGCCAGCGTCGTCCCGAGATCGGATGCTGCCTGCACCCCGGCAAAGCGCCCGCTGCCCGGTGTCACGCCCATGGAGGCGTTTGCACGCTCCGTTGCGGCTCGGTTATTGGCCGCGGCGGTCTGGACGTCGGCGCGCGCCTCGGCTGCTGCCTCGGTTTGCCGCTCCTCGGTCGCATAGTTGGTCGCCTCTTTTATGAAATCGTCTTCGATCGGCTTATAGACCGAGTTGTATCGGTCCCGATCCTCCCGCGCCCACTTCGCCTGATCAGTGGCGAGCCCGAGCTGTTGCTGCGTCACCTTGTTGGTGAGATCGTCGAGTTCTTTCTGACGGTCCTGCGAGATCGCAAATGCATCTCTGGCAAAACTCAGCCACGCTTCGCCCGTTTCTGCCTGTTTAAGTGCCGCTGCGCCGATCTGCGGATCGGGAGCCGGTGCGGAGGAGCTGCCTTTGCCCATGGATGTGCCTCTTCGATCAGGGAAGTGCACTCATGCGCAATGAGTTCTTATAGCGCGGGCTTGCCTGTTTTTCCAGCGAAGCGTTCCGGCAGCCAGCGGCATTCGCGCCGGAGCATGCCGTAGACGATCAAATCCTCACCCTGTTCACCAGCCTCACGCAAAATCCCCTCCCGCTGGAACCCGAAATGCTCGTTGAAGCGGATCGCATCGGCATTATTGACCGAGACGAACGAATTGAGGCGGGGATAGCCGAGCTGGATGAATGGGTAGGCGAATACCTTGATGATGAGTTCCCGCGTGATCCACTTTCGGCCGCCATCGGAAACGACGGAAACCCAGCAGCCGGTCGTGGTGAAGCTGTCGAAGACGATGACGCCGTGCAGTCCCTGATCAGATCGAAGCCCGATCGCCGCGGCGTCGTCGCGGAACTTGATGCCGCCGCGGTCGCTCGCCCAGGTAAGCATCTCGTCTGTAGGGCTGTAAACGACCTCTTTCAACGAATGAGCCGTTTCTGGATCGCCGTGGCGACACCGTTCAAGCGATTGGAGATATCCTCAAGGTCTTTTTGAAGGGCGTTAAAATCCGCCATCGTTGGAGCCGCGGTGAGCTGCTTTGATCGGAGTTTCCTGCCGATCTGAAGCAGCTCGCGCACATCCTCAAGTCTGACTGCGGCCTTGTCCCGATTACCCCGGCGCGAACCGTCCAACACCTCGAGCTTTTCAAGCTGCTCATTATTCATGCCAAGGTCCTCAACTCGTCGACCGAAGAAGCAACAGCAATCCGGCTGATGGGCACGTTTGAAGAGACTGCAATTTCCCAGACCCGCGCCATGCTCTTGGCGGGAAGCCGTTCAACTACGTCCGTCTTGTTGATGACGCGGACAAGTTTGCCATCACCGAACACGCCGACAGAAACGTTCAGGTACTCAGGCAGCGTACGCAAAGCGTCTCCGTTGACCGGGTAGGCGTTGACAGCGCTGTCGTTCAAAGCGGATTCGAGCTTACCAGACGCAAATATTAAGGCGTTTTCGGCTTCGATGCGCTGGACCTCAGCCTGGATAGCCGCAGTGTCATCGGTAATCCTGAGACTACCCTTGTCTACAAGGACCGCCCCGAAGTTCATCGGCCGTGGCAGCCACCATTCCTTGGAACGCCAAATCATTGTTTCCGGCGGGCCGTCGGGCGGATCAAACCTGTATATATTGGTGTCGCCCGGTCGAGTAAAATACAATGCCGAGCCAGCCACATCGAAATAGCAAGCCGCGGTTATTTCCGCCGATCGAATTAGAAAGGGTGTTGCCCCAACGGTCACAAACAGGCATCCCGCCTCACGTTGACCGTCTTCTTCCGTGTCGTAGAACATCGCATACGCGCCGGAATATTGCGCGCCGATCGCTGTTGCTGGAGATAGCTTGAGCCAGTCATGGGGGCGGAACAGTTCTCGGGTGACGAGATTAACAGACCCGTCTCCACCGACTGCTATCAAGCCGTCGTTGGTTGGATAGCAAATCGCGAATCCAAGATCGACGACGCCCCGGGCATTAATGCATGGGAAATTCGCCTCGAGCTTTTGAGACTGCATCGAATCGGGGTGACTGCCAGTCATGAGATAGGGGTTGGCTTTCGTCATAACGACGAGCACGCTTCCGATCGACCCCAACGCAACGACGTCGCTATCGCAATTTAAGATGTACCTTTCAGGCCAGACGTGTGGGCGCCACGGCTCGCAGAAATAGACACTGCGGCCAACAAACGCGGCCATCATACCATTTGGCATCACTGTCAGGCCGGTAAGACCAGCGGGGGGCTCATCCCACCCAGCAGAGGGCAGGGCCTCTTGAAACGCGTCCACGGCGATGTTGTCCACGAAATTTGCTGCCGAGGCTGGCCGTTCTGCAATGAAATAGAGATAAGTGCCACTCGAGCCTGTCTGGCTCCGATAAATGCGTTGCTTGGTGATGTGGCGGCCGGCGACGGGCATAGAGAAGCCGGAAAGAGTGACGTTTTGTCCTGGCTTCCAATCGATGATCGCCGATGCTGGGGATGGGGCCGTCTCTTCACCGAAATCCGTCACAAATGTGTAAACATAGGTTCGGCTTTGGGTGTCCCCGGTTCCAGATCCTGAAATAGCAGCAGTCAACGCGCCGGCCGGTCGCGGGATAGCCAGATTGAGAACCTCGCTTCCAATGCGCATCTTCGGTGCGCCGTCACCCGTATAGTAAAGCCGCTCCTGCGCCACCGGCCCGGGTGCCGCATTGATAATCACTGGCCATGATAGCCAGTCGCCATTGTGGCGGTAGATCGTGACGGCTCCTGCATCCGCCATTTCGCCAGTTTTCAGCGATTTTCGGATCGGAGTTAGCCCGCCATCATCGAGGCGCGCGTTTACGGCCTCCTGCGCCGCCGTTTCAGGTAGAAGCCGCGGGAGAATTAGTGGCCGCTCCCCGATGAAAGCTGAAATGTTGATGGCCGGCATGGCAAATCCTTACGGCCAGTAGGCTGGGTTCGCAGCGTAGTCCGCCGGGATCGGGGTCATGTCCTTCAACACGCGAGCTGCAAAGATATGAGCTTGTTTGTGGGCCATTGCAGCTTGCCCCATAGCGAAGGTCGATTGTGCATCGAGCAGGTGCGTTGTGTTATCCGCAGCAATCCAAACGAAATCGCTGTCACCGCCGTGCCAACGATAGTCACCGGGTTGCGCGCCGTTCACAATCGCGGCCAGGGCGGCAGTAGCAGCGCCCGCAATATTCTCTCTGTCATCCGGTCGCGTTTGATAGACTTGGCCGCCGAAGCCGAACCCAGAGGCAATCCGCAGATCTCGCTCGGCGTCTACCATTGCGACGGTCACAACTGGTTCCTCAATGGGCGGGGTGCCCGTGTCGTTGACAGAGGAGTAGCCCCAATTCCCGTCGATGAAGCGCCGCACGAAACCGGGCTGTTCTGCCGGTGGCGGGATCAGTGTGGAGTTTACGGGAAAAAGGAAACGATCTTCAACGAGAGGATCAGGGTCTGCAACCGATGGGAACAGAAATTCCCCCGTTTCGGCATCGAAATTGTAGATCGTTGGAATGTTCGTTTCGACTGTCATGGCAAATCCTAAAACTTGATGCAAGCTACGAAGGCAGTGTTACGCGGGCGCGTCTCGACGCCGCCGGCAGCCTGAATGCTGATGCCTGTCCCGCTGCCGCTAAGCCAGATACCAGTCGCCGCTCCCCAAGTATTCCCGAAGGAGTAAACGGCGGGCGGTTGGTCTGTAGCGGTGGAGCGTCCGGTACTTGATTGGCCATTCTGTACGCCGCCGTGGACGTGCCCGGGGTCGTTGACGCCGTGGTTGTGGCCGGGGTCGTTCACGCCGTGTGAGTGCGACGCGGTCATGTGCGCCTGCCAAGAACCATGCGCGCGGCCACTATCGACACCGCGCCCATCATCCGCTGATCGGAAAAATTCACCCCGCAGGTCAGGAATGCGAAAGTTGCCGTCGCCATTATCCTGAAACACGAACGGGCCGGAGGACCACGAGCCGACCGGGACAATCAAACCATTGTGCCGCGCCCAATTGAACAGGGCAGAATAGGCGGTCTTTTGGATATCTGCGCCGTTCGCTTTGAGGTATCCGGTTCGCAAAACACGGTCGTGAACCGGCCTCCCGATATCAACACTGGCATAGCCATTGAGTGCTGCACCATTGGCCGAGAACGACTGCCAAGTCATGAGCGAGTTGTAGGTTTCGTGCCAGATTGGCCCGATGTTTTCTGTGGGAAGAGGCTGACCAGCGGCGATCCACGTAACCCGTGCGTCTAAGGCCGCTTTCTGTGGTGCGCTGATGGGTTTCATAGCGTCCGAAGTGTTGTCCGCATTTCCGAGGCCGAGGGCGGCTTTGGTGACAACGCCCGCTGTAACACGCACGTCGATCCGCGAGCCCGCCGCGAACGCCTTGGCGGTTGTGCCCTCCTGCGCTCTAACGATTGTCAAGGCATTGGCCGCTCGCGCCGTAACTCGGACTATTTCCATGTTTCCAGCCGCGTCGATAATCGTTGCGGGATGCCAATCGCCAGCATCAAGCACAGGGAACTTTCCAGCATCAGCAACTTGGACAGAAAGCGCCGTGGCCGCATCGGTTATGGAGGCCGCAAGTGTCGATACCGCGTTGTTGGCAAGTTTAACGGCCATCAGTGGCACTCCTTGATCTTGAGATTAAAGACGAACTGTTTGGTCCGTCCTTCTTGTGTCGTTACGGTCACCGTCACGTTGGCAGTTTCGCCCAGCGTGCCTCCCGATATCCAAACCTTTGCGTTGGTGTCGGTGTACTCGGTGCGATCGACAGCAGCGGAAGAATTTGCGATCGTCGTTGCTGCTCCGGACAGGCGATCCGGAGAGGGCAGCCACCGTGCGAAATCGATGTCATAGTCGAGCACGTCTGCCGGTTTCTTCACCATCACATCGGTCATGGCATTGCTCCCCTATATCGAGGCGGGCGCATTGCTGAGATGTCCCGTGGCACTATGATGCGGCGCAGCTCGGGGGCGACGACGAGCGCACGAACCGGCTGAACCGTCATGACCCTGTTGGGTGTGGCGCGTCGCAGATACCGCCATGACAAATATACATCGCCCTTGATAGAGATAGTGGTCGCCGACAATGCAGTAATGCGACGAACGAGCCGGGTGCCCGCGCTGACGGCGACCGTTACAGCAGCCGTTGGGGCAGCGCGGCGGACGAGGGATACGGAACTCGTCACAGTCGCAATCGAAGCGGCAACCGCCCGCCTGCGCGCGGTCAAAAGACTCGCACCCGATACCGCTGCGATAGCGGAACAGCGTGCTGCGATGCGTCGGGTGAGAGAGAGTGTAGGAGCAATTGTGGTCGGTGCCGTCCCCGGTAGGGAAACGAGGAAATTGCCTTCATTGATCGTGAAGGCGTTCACCTCTGCTCCGTTAGTCGTGCCGCGACTGTCCATCACGTCACCGCAATGTTGAGATCGTTGGCATGGATGATGCATTCGTCGGTCGGATTGAGCGTCTTCGGCGCGGTCAAACCTCCTTGAAACACCATTTCGCCAGCGATCGGATCAGTCCATATCGCAAAATGGGTCACTATGACCGGATTAACCCCGTTGTGCGGCGGGTAGAGCAATTCCTTGGCATTGGTGCACGCTTTCCCGGCTGCTGCGGTGAACCCCGTCGCCACAGCGCCTCCCAGCGCCGCGTCGAGGCGCGTATATGCTGGCCATGCCACGGTAGCCACCTCCGACGCTCCATTGTTGCCCGGGTCGGCGGTGTGTAGCGAAACATAGAGCCGCGCCGGAGAGACAGCAGCTACTCCGCGCAGGAAGTGATTGAGGATGGCGTTTGCGGCGTATGTGCTTGCTGGCATCAGTAAAAGCTCGCTTTCGTTCTCGGGCGTGCGCCCTGCTGGCCTTTGGCCGCGATCATGGGCAGACGATCAAGGAACTGGTTGAATTCTGTGAGCAGAGCGGTCGCCATGGCAGGATTCGGGCCGCCGTCGTCGTTCGGCAACATCAGCGCCAACCCGGCCACGCCCTTGCCGATTTCCGTTGCATACTTCTCGAGCATGAAATCGGGGAGCGTCATGGCGCGCAGCGAAGGTTTCAGGACGAGACGAACGGAAAGGGTGCCAGTGGCGCGGGGCGCGACCATGATTTTGCCAGGCGCGATCTGAGTTATGAACCGCGCCGGTGCTTCGTTCTCATTGTCGGCGTCCCAGCCCGGATGGTTTTCGTCGAGCCATGCCGCGGACTGCGGGGTGAGGGGGACGCCATTGAGCTTGGCGGCCTGAATTTTCTTAATCTCGGCATCGCCGAACGTACTCAGGCACTCACCATCGATATCGGTGATTTCGATCGTGTCTTTCTCGCGCCAGATATCGGCTTTCTCGCAAACCTCGCGCGCAGCCTCGCGGATGCAGCGGTACGCGGTCAGGTCGGCGCAATTCGGCACGTATGGCAGGACGTAGGGCAGCATGTCGTCGATGTCGCGCATCACCGCCTCCTGTTCGGATTGGAGGCGGCCTCGCCCTGCACCTTGATGCCAAGGGCGGTGGCGAAGGTCTGGTAGTGCGTCATCGCCTTGGTCGGATCGCCCGCGATGTCATCCTTGGAGAAAGCCTTGAACAGCACATAATCGATCAACGGCACGGTGTAGGGTTCGGGAATGCCGATCTCTACGTCCCACGCCTCGAGCTTTTCGACGTCCTTGTTCGGGGTCGGCGCCACCTTCGGGGGGAGATACGAAATCGCGATCTCGACGACACCATGGCCGTCATTGCCGGGATAGCAGGAGAACTCCAGCGGCACATTCTCGTCGAAAATGACCTGGCGCACTTCCTTGGCAAAAGGGACATAGGCGGGATTGTGCCAGTTCGGCTCGTGTGAATCGAGCATGGCGCGCGCCGCGGTGCGAATGGCCCTACCGCCGAGGTTCTTCACTGTGTCGATAATGTTTCGGTTCACGCCGAGGAGCTGGAGCGGCGTGACGTTGTCGAGCGTTTCAGGGATCTTCTGATAGGTGCCTTGCTCGAGGAAAAACTGTGCCGTCTTTGCTGATGCCGAGGGCTTGGCTAGGACGATGGCTTTGACCGCATCGTTGATGCAGTCGGCAAGCTCGGAAAGCGGCCAGCGAACATTGTCTTCGTCCAACAGCAGGACGCTTGCGCGCGTCATGACTTCACTTGCCTTCGGCATGGCTTACTTGCTCTTGTTGGCGGCCTTTTTGGCGGGAGCGGCTGCGGGTGCCTGCTCGGGCTGCTTGTCCGTTTCGCTGACGGTCTGGTCAGCGTCAGAGGAATCGGGCGTTTTCTCGGACCCAGCGCCTTCACCTTCATTGCCGCCCTGGCCGGATAGGAACGCGGGAATTTCCTGCTCGTCATCAGGTGGGGGCGGATCGAGAGGGACCTCGCGGTAGTGCTGGACGTTGAGGAAGATCGAGCGATGCAGAACGCTGTTCACCTCATTGACGAAACGGCCATGCGCGTCGCGGTCGAAGCTATAGGTGATGCCGCCTATCGTCTGTTCCGTAGCGCCCAGCGTGCATTCGATGACAGTCTTCATAGTCCACTCCTTGAAAGAAAAAGGGGCTTGGCAGCCCCTTGTCGTAGCCAGCCTTGAGGGGCTTACTCGCTGGTTAGGATGACGGTCAGACCGATCGCACCGGCTTGGAAGGTGGCCGCAGCCGTGGTGAATTTCACGCCGATGCCGCGATCCACGTTCGATGCGGTGGTGCGGTATGCGGTCTTGAGCGTCGGTCGGGCGACGCCGCCGGCCTGCGCCACGTTGGAGCCGGAGAAGAACTCCGCGCCGCAGGTGCGGGCGTTGTCTTCCTTGCCGAAGTCGCTACTCATGATGCCGACGTCAACGATCATGGCCGGCGCGGCATTGCTGTCGAGATCGTCAATGTCGAGGATGATGTCGGCGACGCGGCAATTCGACGGAATGCAGCCCAGCTCGAGGATGTCGCCGACGGCGGGCGGGTTGGTGAGCTGGTGCGAGAAGCGGATGGCAACAGCTTCGCCAGCCGTGGACGGATAGGAAAGGGGTTCGGTCCCTTTGGCATATTTGCTCAGAATGAGCGACATGAGCGTGTTCCTTTGAAATTCGGGCCGCAGTGGCGAAGCTGGAAAAGCCCGGGGCGAGCCCCGGGCAGGTCATCAGGCGTTGGGGTCTTTCGACGCGGTATCGATCGAGATCACGCCATAGTCGCGGTTGTTGAAGCGGGTCTTCTTGACGCCGGCGATCACGCCAGAGGCAACCACGGGCTCGTTGCCATGGTCCTTGGTTTCTTCGGTCCAAGTGTAGCGGAAGCCGCCAGCCGAACCGAAAGCGATCACGCCACCCTGACGTCCCATGAACAGGGCACGGCCAGCGGCGACGTCTGCGCCAGCGCCATAGTCGGCGAAGCGGATTGCCCATTCATGGCTGTGCAGGACCGTGTTGTTGATCATGCCGAGGCCGCCCTTGAAGATCGGGTTGTTGCGGCCTTCGGCGGTCGCCGCTGCCTTCTGGATTTCGAGCCAGCCGCCCTGATCCTTGTTGCGCAGGTCGTGCTCCTGGTACGGGTTCATGACGCAGACGTAGTGCGCTTCGCCGTTGATCATGATCGGCATCATGTTGGCGTTCTTGGGGTCCTTGGCCGACATCATGCGGGCCTTGGTTTGCGCGCGCTCGATAACCGAGCGGGACATGATGTCCGTTGCGTCCAGCGATCCCTTACCCGTCGCGTCGCCAGCGTAAAGGATATGGTCGGCGTCGGGCGCTTCGATCGGGTTTTCGGCGTGGCCTGCCCATGCCGTCGTTTCGATGAAGTCTTCGTTGATGCCGCGTGCGCCGGACATGTAGATGAAGATCATCTGGTCGTTGAATTTCGCCCAATAGTCAGAAAGGCGATTTTTGCCGACCTGGCGCATGTTGTGAGCGGTACGCTTGCGGCTCATTTTGCCGCCGGCGGAAACACCGTGACGCATCTGGTCAATTTTGATCTGGTCAGAGAAGAAGCGAAGGCTTTCTTCCTTGCCCTCAAGGCGCTGGTCGCCATAGGTCGGGCGGTTGCGGAGCTGCACCGACAAATCGAAGGTGATCGTGTCGCCCGCTTCCGACTCGAGGTCGGTCAGACGCTGGATCGCATATTCGTCAGAAGTGCCGATGAACTTCTTGTCGAAATAGCTTTTCTTCGTGATGTCGATGAAGAGCGCGCCAGACCACTTTTTCTGCGCTTTCGGATCGCCAAAGGCAACCACAGTCTTGGTCATGAGTGATGTCTCCGGTTCAGGATCAAACAGCACTCATGCGCATCTGCTCTCTAAATACTGGATTTGGCGGATTGTTGCAATAACTCCCCCATGATATTGAAACACATCGCTAGCGCATGAGTGCGGCCCCTGATTTTGGAGCGCACCCATGACTGACCGATTCGAGATTTGCCACGCCATCACGGCTAAGTGGGAAGGTGGATGGAGCGACCATCCCGCGGACCCCGGCGGCAAAACCATGTATGGCATCACCGAGAAGCGCTGGCACGAATATCAGGACAAGCTGAAGGTCAAGCGGACGCCGGTGCGCAACGTCACCAAGGCGCAGGCCCTCGCGTTCTACCGCAGCGAATTCTGGCTTGCCTGCGGAGCTGACAAGCTATTCCCCGGTGTTGACCTTGCTGTACACGACGGGTCTGTAAACTCTGGCGTCTCTCGCGGCCGGAAATGGCTGCTGGCTTCCGCCGGAAGCAATGATCACAGCGAGACGGTCAAGAAAATCTGCCGCGCTCGCCTTTCCTTCATGCAGTCACTCGCGATCTGGAAAACCTTCGGCAAGGGCTGGGGGCGTCGTGTCGCTGATATCGAAGCGCGGGGCGTTGCCATGGCGCTTGCAGCGATGGGCCTTTCCCCTTCACAGATTAGCGGGAAGATCAAGACAGAAGCGGCTAAATCGGCCCAGCAGGCCAGCTCGGCGAAGAAAGCGGCCACCACAAGCGCCACCGCGGCGTCAGCGCCAGCCGCCGCGCCCGTTGTCGAGCCTTCCACCGTGACGGACGCAACAACCGTCTGGATCCTCGTCGCCATTGTGGCGGCCGGTGCCGTCGCAACCGTTATCTTCATTGCCAGGAAGCGCGCCGCTGATGCTCGTGTTCAGGCCTACAACGAGGTGTCAGCATGAGCGCGCTTGCATCTATCCTGATCGGCGCTGCGCTGCGCGTAGGCGCTTCCACGGTCAAAACTATCCTTGAGAAGCAGGTGGGCGGTGTCGCGGGCGAAATCGGCGGCACAGTCATCGACGCGATTGCAAAACAGGCTGGCGTCACGGTGGACGAGCTGCCGACCGTTCCGCAGTCCACGCTGGACGAGGCGGTAAGCCAGGTCGAACCCATCGCCCCCACATTGATCCTTGCCGAAGTTGAGCAGCAGAAAGAGGCGAACCGTCTCATGCTGGCCGAAATGAACAAGGACACGTCGTTCGGCTGGCTGTGGCGGCCCGCGGGCATGTGGCTCATGCTGGTGTGCATCGCGTGGTTCGTTATCGTCCGTCCGTTGCTCAACGCGCTGCTGTGGGCAACCGGGACCGGCATCCAGATTGAGGTCGGACTGGACCTCGCCACCTTCCTTGGAATTTTCACGATCTATACCGGCCTCTACATGGGCGGTAACACGGTCATTCGCGCTGTGAAGAAAGAAGGCTGATGTCTTTTTGGGACTGGTGGGGTTCGGCAGAAGGTAAGATCGCGCTCGCAGGTATTGCGGGCTCGGCCGTCTCTGTCGCGATGGAATGGACCGGCTGGGCTCCCAGCGCTCGAAAGTTCTTGGTCGGTGCCGCTGCCGCCTACTTTCTCAGCCCGGTTGGCATGAAGTTCTTTCACTTCATCTTCGGCGCGATGAGCATTGCGGAGGAACAGTCCGCCAGTGTCGGAGGTTTCATTACCGGTATCGGCGGCGTTATCATCGTCGAAATTATCCTGAAGGCATTTCGCCTCCGTCACGCGGAGATCGGGAGACGCCGACATGACGAGGCCTAGAGTAAGGCACATAAGGGAAGCGGCAAAGCCGCAGGGCAGGGTAGTGGCCGTCGCGACGGTGATACTCGTCGTGTGGCTCATTTTTCTCCAAGCTTAGTTCCCATGGGTTGACATAGCGCCCCATATGTTCCCATATTGTTCCTGCGGATAGTTCCAACGCGGCGAGGCAGCTCGCCGTCACGTTTTGTATGTTTGGAGCCCGCTATGTCTGTCTCACCCAATGAAAATCTTGTCTCTCTCGACGCCTACCTGTCCCTCAAAGAAGTCCTGGCAATGGTGAAGGTGGGTTCATCAACGCTCTATCGCTGGATGGACGATGGCGACTTCCCGAGGCCACGCCAGTTAGGCGAAAGATGCGTTCGGTGGACGGTCGCGGACATAAAGCAGTGGCAAGACACTCGCCAAACAGTTGGCCGGCTGAAAAAGGCGTCATAGAAACTGAATTTTATTCCCGGGTATAATACCGGGTACATTTCGAAATCACCGAAAAATTTCTAAGCCAATTTCAATGCGGTAGGGGTCTAAACGTGACAGACACCCCATCTGCCATCAGCGACAATCCTATTCATAGCGTCTGGCCGCTTCTTCCCGCGCCGCGTGAGCTTTTTTCATCGGTCGCTGGCAAAAAGAAACCCGCCTTTTGGCGGGTTCCACTATTGTGCTCTGATCAGATTTCTGGACAGCCGCGTTCGTTCGCGAATGTAATCGTATCCTGGCCCCGGCGGGTGAAGCCTTCAACGACGACGCGACGCGGTGTTACTCGGACGACTTCGGGATCGCGCAAACCTGCTTCGCGGGCGGCGGCGCGGGCCTCGCGCTCGCTGCAGCCGCGCATGCGGGGTGGGCCGCGGCGGTCCATGTCTCGGTCACGGTCGCGGATGACTGGGCGAACACCATCGGGTCCGATCCGCAGCTCCATGTCCTGGGCGCTTGCCGTGATCGGCGCGGCGAAGGATACGAGTGAGACACCGATCGCAAGACTTGCTGTCTGAATAAGCTTTATCATGTTTCCTCCCTCAGCCGACATCGGCGGAAAGCTTGTTTCTGTGCGGGGAAAGAACGTGGTTGCCTTTAATTTGTTCCGTTCTGGCTCTCTTAGGGAGACACGTTTTACGGAAGATCCGCTTTGAGAGGCGGGCAGAATGGAAAGAAATCATTAACCACGTTCATTACAATTTTATCGAATTTGCAGATGTCGTTCGCATTTTCGCCACGTTATGCACAAGATTAAGCGACTGGTGCTTCGATGGCAGGGGCAATTATCGAGGCAAGTGAGGGTGCGGTTCTCCGAGCCAATAGTAGCGTGGGGCAGACGATTTGAAATCTACGGTCAATAAACTCGGCATCAACGCCAGGTCGGGCGTGAAGTGGCTTGCAATTTCCGTGCTTTGCGCAGCCACCGCATCGTGTTCCACCACGTCGGAGACCAAGCCTAAACCCAAGCGCAGCAAGGAATATTTTTCCGAATCCGAGTATGGCGTGAAGGCCAGCCCGCGCGTTGCCGATGGCAAGAACATACCCAAGGGTGGCGGACGCGAGCTGCTGGGCAATGCCTACACCGTCAAGGGTCGCCGTTATTTCCCGAAAGAAGAGCCCGGTTACAACAAGGTCGGCCTTGCCTCCTGGTATGGCTCCGCGTTCCACGGGCGTCTGACCGCCAACGGCGAAGTTTACGACAAAGAACATCTTTCTGCCGCACATCCGACATTTCCCCTGCCGAGCTATGCGCGCATCACCAATATGGATAATGGCGCCTCTGTTCTCGTGCGCGTCAATGATCGTGGCCCGTTCCACGAAGGTCGCCTGATCGACGTATCCAGCAAGACTGCCGACCTTCTGGACATGAAGGGCACGGGTACCGCCAATGTGCGTGTTCAATATGCCGGCCGTGCCCCCCTGGACGGTCATGATATGCCGTATCTGATGGCCTCCTATATCCCGAAGGGTTCGCGTTCGCCGGGCGTCGCACCTGAAGGACAGATCGCAACGGGTGTGATGGTTGCTTCGGCCTCGCCGAACTTCGTTCCTGCACCGACCTCCAACCCCAATTACGGCGCGTCCACGCAGACGGCGCTCGTTGGGACCAAGAAAAATGCGGCGCTTCAGGCCATGCCGCTTGTTAATGGTCCCGCGCCGAGCTTCGAACAATTTGCAATTCTGCCGGAAATCGGCCCCTTCCTCGCGGAACGGCCGGAAGGCAACTTCATGCGTGCGCCGGCAGCACCGGGCGGCAATTATCTACGCGTGCCCACGCCTTCCTCCAAATATGCGGCGGCTTACTCCGAAGAATCGGCTAGTGTTACGAAGACAGCGCGCGTGTTCGACAGCGTGCTCGTCGATCGTGGCGCGCTGAACGAGCAATCGATACTCGCCCATGTAAAGCGTCAGCAGGCCAAAGCACGCTGA